GTTAGCAGTTGATACCAGGTTAGCAAGGTTTGCAGTACTTACAAATCCTCCCAAACTAGGAATACTAGAGAGATATCCAGCAGTACCAAGACCTATTACTGTAGAGCCAAGTTGAGTGGCCAAGTAGTTTGTACTGACTAGATTAGCCAAGTTAGCAGTTGATACCAGATTAGCAAGATTTGCGGTACTTACAAATCCTCCCAAACTAGGAATACTAGAGAGATATCCAGCAGTACCAAGACCTATTACTGTAGAGGCAAGTTGAGTGGCTAAGTAGGTTGTACTGACTAGATTGGCCAAGTTAGCAGTTGATACCAATCCAACTAGGTTGGCTGTGGACACTAGGTTAGCTAAGTTGGCGGTTGAGATCACTGAACCCCATATGATTGTAGAAAGATAGCCTGCAGTACCAAGACCTATTACAGTTGAGCCGAGTTGAGTAGCCAAGTAAGTTGTTGAGACTAGAGTAGCGAGGTTGGCACTTGATACCAACCCAACTAGATTGGCTGTTGAGATATGGCCCGCAAGATTAGCAGTGGACACTAGATTTGCTAAGTTGGCTGTACTGACAAATCCAAATCCTCCTAGATTGGTAACAGCGCTTGAAAGATAACCTGCTGTTCCTAAGCCAATGACAGTACTTGTAAGATTTGCTGTAGTTAGAGCTCCAATAATATTTGTTGCCTGAATGGAGGAGACATAGAGTTGCTGAGCACTTATTGTAACTGCATATTGAGTTCCTACATTAATTTGTATTGTACTCAAACTTGTAGCAATCACATCGCCCATATTAAAAAAAGCACTATTCGAACCCAAGTATAAAGCATCCACTGTAAGTGATGAAATATACCCTTGGACTGATGTTAGATTCTGAGCTGTTAAGGAGGAGAGGACTACAGTACTGTAATTAATACTTGATAGATAGCCAGCTGTTCCGAGGCCACGCACTGTAGAGCCGAGTTGACTTGCTAAATAGCTAGTAGAGACTAGAGTGGCAAGATTCGCTGTTGAGACTAGATTGACAAGGTTAGCTGTTGAGACTAGATTGGCAAGATTGGCTGTTGAGACTAGATTGGCAAGATTGGCTGTTGAGACTAGATTGGCAAGATTAGCTGTTGAGACTAGATTGACAAGATTAGCTGTTGAGACTAGATTGACAAGATTAGCTGTTGAGATCACAGAACCCCATATAACTGTAGAGAGATAGCCTGCTGTTCCAAGTCCTACAACAGTAGAGCCGAGTTGAGTAGCCAAGTAAGTCGTTGAGACTAAATTGGCAAGATTGGCAGTTGAGACTAGAGTCGCGAGATTGGCTGTTGAGATCACCGAACCCCATATGACTGTAGAGAGATAGCCAGCTGTTCCAAGACCTATGACTGTTGAGCCAAGTTGAGTGGCCAAGTAGGAAGTACTGACTAGATTAGCCAAATTTGCAGTACTAACGAAGCTATATGCGCCAAGATTAGGAATACTTGATATATAACCTGCTGTTCCAAGGCCTATGACTGTTGAGCCAAGTTGAGTGGCAAAATAGGTAGTACTCACTAGGCCCGCTAGATTTGCTGTTGAGACTAAAGTAGCCAAATTTGCAGTGCTCACAACGGAACCCCACACAATTGTAGACAAATAACCAAATGTTCCAAGGCCAGTAATTGTACTGGTTACATCCTGTTGAACAATATTTGTTGCTGAAGTCTGTATCTGTTGATAGAGACCCAGACTCGTACTCAGTAATTGACTTGTACTTGTGTAGCCAAAAGTTCCAAGGCCCTGCGCCGTGCTTGCAACAGCATAGGTGAGTCCAAGTGAAGAGACAAACCCTTGTGTACCAAGACCAATCACAGTACTTGTGAGTTCTGTAGGGTCAATAAAACTACTGATATATTGGCTGAGACCAACACTTGTTGAGAGAAGTTGGCCGCTTGAAATATAGCCGGCTGTTCCAAGGCCAATCACGGTAGAACCTAGCTGTGTGGCTAAGTAGGTGGTACTGACTAGATTGGCTAGATTAGCTGTTGATACTAAGTTTGCTAGATTGGCTGTGGAGACTAGATTAGCTAGATTTACTGGTGTAATACTTGAAATATAGCCGGCTGTTCCAAGACCAATTACAGTAGAGCCGAGTTGTGTGGCTAGATAGGAGCTTGAGACTAGATTGGCTAGGTTGGCCGTTGATACCAGATTGGCTAGGTTGGCTATGGAGACTAGATTGACTAGATTGGCTGTTGATACCAAGCCAACTAGGTTGGCTGTGGAGACTATATTGGCTAGATTAGCTGTTGACACTAAGTTTGCTAAATTGGCTGTGGAGACTAAATTTGCTAGATTGGCTGTTGAGACTAGATTCCCAAGATTTACTGCTGTAATACTTGAAATATAACCAGCTGTTCCAAGACCAATAACAGTAGACCCGAGTTGTGTGGCTAGATAGGAAGTTGATACCAAGCCAACTAGGTTGGCTGTGGAGACTATATTGGCTAGATTAGCTGTTGACACTAAGTTTGCTAAATTGGCTGTGGAGACTAAATTTGCTAGATTTACTGGTGTAATACTTGAAATATAACCAGCTGTTCCAAGACCAATAACAGTAGACCCGAGTTGTGTGGCTAGATAGGAGGTTGAGACTAGATTGGCTAGATTGGCCGTTGAGACTAGATTGGCTAGATTTACTGGTGTAATACTTGAAATATAACCAGCTGTTCCAAGACCAATAACAGTAGACCCAAGTTGTGTGGCTAGATAGGAGGTTGATACCAAGCTAACTAGGTTGGCTGTGGAGACTAGATTGGCTAGATTGGCCGTTGAGACTACATTTGCTAGGTTGGCTGTGGAGACTAGATTTGCTAGATTTACTGGTGTAATACTTGAAATATAGCCTGCAGTACCAAGACCAATTACTGTAGAACCGAGTTGAGTTGCTAGATAGTTTGTGCTAACTAGAGTGGCCAAATTAGCAGTTGATACCAAGCCAACTAGGTTAGCTGTTGAGACTAGGCCATTCAGATTAGCAGTTGATACCAAGCCAACTAGGTTGGCCGTTGAAACCAGATTAGCCAGATTAGCCGTTGACACTAGGCTGGCCAAGTTAGCCGTTGAGACTAGATTGGCCAAATTTACCGCTGTAACACTTGATAGATATCCTGCTGTTCCAAGACCAATTACAGTACTCGTCAAGTTGCTCTGAGTAAGGTAATTTACACCTACAAGTTGGCTTGTTGAGACAGTTGTTGCATAGATGATTCCAGTATTCACTACAACTGTACTGATAGCTAAGGCTCGCAGAACTCCAAAATCAGCCCAACCGTTTCCATCACCAAAAGTCAGTTGGTCAATGGTCAGAGACGAGATATAGGCATTGTTTGCAGTCGCAGTTGAAAATCGAAGACTAGAAATACTTGCATTTTGTGTGGTAAAGTTCTGTGAATAACTATAGGTTGTTGACAAGAGTTGTGCACTTGAAATATAGCCGGCTGTACCTAGACCAATCACTGTTGAGGCAAGCTGGGTTGCCAAGTAGCTCGTGGATACGAGCGTAGCAAGATTGGCAGTGGAGACGAGGTTGGTCAGGTTAGCTGTAGAAACAAGATTGGCTAAATTGGCTGTACTTACCACCGAACCCCATGCAACTGTAGAGAGATAGCCTGCTGTTCCAAGCCCTATAACGGTTGAGCCGAGTTGAGAGGCCAAGTAGGTCGTCGAAACTAGATTGGTCAGATTGGCTGTGGAGACTAGATTGACAAGGTTGGCTGTACTGACCACCGAACCCCATGCAACTGTAGAGAGATATCCTGCTGTACCCAAGCCTATTACAGTGGAGCCGAGTTGAGAGGCCAAGTAGGTCGTCGAAACTAGATTGGTCAGATTAGCTGTGGAGACTAGATTGGTCAGATTAGCTGTGGAGACTAGATTTGCCAAATTAGCGGTACTCACAACTGAACCCCATTGGACTGTAGAAAGATAGCCAAATGTTCCAAGACCAATGATAGTACTTGTTACATCCTGTTGTACGATACTTGTTGCGGATGTCTGTATCTGTTGATAGAGACCCAAACTCGTACTTAGTAACTGGCTTGTACTTGTGTAGCCGAAGGTACCAAGGCCCTGAGCCGTTGATGCTACTGCGTAAGTGAGTCCAAGTGAGGAGACAAAGCCCTGAGTTCCCAGGCCAATCACTGTGCTTGTTAGTTCAGTTGGATCAATAAAACTGCTGATATATTGACTGAGACCAACACTTGTTGACAAAAGTTGCCCGCTTGAAATATAACCTGCTGTACCGAGGCCAATAACAGTTGATCCAAGTTGTGTTTGGAGATAAGAGGTTGATACTAAGTTAACCAGATTTGCTGTGGAGATTAAGTTGGCCAAGTTAGCAGTGGAAACTAAGTTAGCCAGATTTGCTGTGGAGATTAAGTTGGCCAAATTAGCAGTGGAGACCAAGTTAGCAAGATTTGCAGTTGATACTAAGTTTGCTAGATTATGTGTGCTAACTATTGGACCAAAAATAATTGAAGAGATATAACCCGCTGTACCAAGACCAATGACGGTAGAGGTGAGTTGTGTTGCTAAATAGGTTGTGCTAACTAGATTGGCCAAATTGGCTGTGGAGACTAGATTGGCCAGATTGGCTGTGGAGACTAGATTAGCCAGATTGGCTGTGGAGACTAGATTGGCCAAATTGGCTGTGGAGACTAGATTTCCAAGATTTGCTGCGGTAACACTTGATAGATATCCTACTGTTCCAAGTCCTATGACTGTACTTGTCAAGTTACTCTGTGCAAGATAATTCACACCTATAAGTTGGCTTGTAGAGACAGTGGTCGCATAGATAATTCCAGTATTGATTTGGAGTGTACTAACAGCAACCGCGCGTAAAACAGCAAAATCAGCCCACCCATTTCCATCTCCAAAGATCAATTGGTCAATTGTAAGTGTTGAAATGTAGGCATTACCGCCTGTAGCTGTTGAAAAGCGCAAACTGGAGACACTTGCATTCTGTGTAATAAAGTTCTGTGAATATCCGTAGGTTGTCGACAAGAATTGAGAACTTGAAATATATCCAGCTGTACCAAGACCTACAACAGTACTTGTAAGATTTGCACTACTGATTAAGCCAGCAAGATTAGCAGTGGACACTAAGTTTGCTAAATTTGCTGTACTGATATGCCCTGTTAGATTTGCAGTTGAGATTAGATTGGTAAGATTGGCAGTTGAGACTACCGAACCCCATGAAACTGTAGAGAGGTACCCTGCTGTTCCAAGACCTATAACAGTGGAACCGAGTTGCGTTTGTAGATATGAGGTACTCACTAGATTGGTAAGATTGGCAGTTGAGATTAGATTGGTGAGATTGGCAGTTGAGATTAGATTGGTGAGATTGGCAGTTGAGACTACCGAACCCCATGAAACTGTAGAGAGGTACCCTGCTGTTCCAAGACCTATAACAGTGGAACCGAGTTGCGTTTGTAGATATGAGGTACTCACTAGATTGGTGAGATTTGCTGTGCTAACAACTGAACCCCAGACAATCGTAGAGAGATATCCAAAGGTTCCAAGGCCAATGATAGTACTTGTTACATCCTGTTGAACAATATTCGTTGCCGAAGTCTGTATCTGTTGATAGAGACCCAAGCTCGTACTCAGTAACTGGCTTGTACTTGTGTAGCCGAAGGTACCAAGACCCTGAGCCGTTGATGCCACTGCATAAGTGAGTCCAAGTGAGGAGACAAACCCTGCTGTACCTAAACCAATGATAGTGCTGGTCAGTTCAGTTGGATCAATAAAACTGCTGATATATTGACTGAGACCAACACTTGTTGATAGAAGTTGGCCACTTGAAATATAACCGGCTGTACCGAGACCAATAACAGTTGAACCGAGTTGAGTGGCTAGATAGTTTGTTGAGACTAGAGTGGCAAGATTGGCTGTTGAAACCAGGTTGGCCAGATTCGCAGTAGAGACTAGAGTTGCCAGATTGGCTGTTGAAACCAAGTTGGCAAGATTCGCAGTACTTACAAATCCAAACCCCCCTACATTGGCGATAGCACTTGATAGATAGCCTGCTGTTCCTAAGCCAATTACAGTACTTGTCAAATTAGCAGTAGTTAGGGCTCCAATAATATTCGTGGCCTGAATGGAGGAGACATAGAGTTGTTGTGCACTGATTGTAATGGCATATTGAGTTCCTACGTTGATTTGTATTGTGCTTAAACTTGTGGCAATTATATCACCCATATCGACAAATGCACTGTTTGAACCCAGGAACAGTGAATCCACTGTAAGTGAAGAAATATAGCCTTGGACGGATGTGATATTCTGGGCTGTTAATGACGATAGGGTAACAGTACTATAATTTATACTAGAAAGATAACCAGCCGTTCCTAAACCGCGTACAGTAGAGCCGAGTTGACTTGCTAAATAGCTAGTAGAGACTAGAGTGGCAAGATTTGCAGTTGAGACTAAATTGGCTAAATTTGCAGTTGACACTAAATTGGCAAGATTAGCTGTGCTCACCACTGAACCCCAGACAATTGTAGAGATATATCCAAATGTGCCAAGGCCAATGATAGTACTTGTTACATCCTGTTGCACAATATTTGTAGCGGATGTCTGTATCTGTTGATAGAGACCCAAGCTTGTACTTAGCAGTTGGCTTGTGCTTGTATAGCCGAAGGTTCCAAGGCCCTGGGCGGTTGAAGCGACTGCATAGGTAAGTCCAAGTGTGGAGACAAAGCCTGCTGTTCCTAGACCAATTACAGTGCTAGTGAGTTCAGTCGGATCAATAAAACTACTAATATATTGACTGAGCCCAATGCTTGTTGATAGAAGCTGGCTACTTGAAATGTATCCAGCTGTACCAAGACCAATCACTGTAGAGGTAAGTTGACTTGTTAAATAGTTTGTTGAAACTAAGTTTGCAAGATTGGCTGTGCTGACTAAAGTGGCCAGATTGGCAGTTGAGACCAAGTTAGTTAGATTGGCCGTACTAACAAGACCATAGGCCGCAAGGCTAGGAATACTTGAGAGATAACCCGCTGTTCCTAAGCCAATTACAGTTGAGCCGAGCTGTGTTGCTAGATAGGTAGTTGAGACTAAGTTAGTTAGATTTGCAGTCGAGACTAAGTTAGCTAGATTGGCCGTACTGACAAGTCCATAGGCTGCAAGGCTAGGAATACTTGAGAGATAGCCTGCTGTTCCGAGCCCTATTACAGTTGAACCGAGTTGTGTTTGGAGATAGGAGGTTGAGACTAGAGTGGCTAGATTTGCACTAGAGACCAAGTTGGCCAGATTTGCTGTTGACACAAGATTCGCAAGATTTACTATGATTTGTGATGATAGATAGCCTGCTGTACCAAGGCCAATTACCGTCGATCCAAGTTGTGTTTGGAGATATGAGGTTGACACTAGAGTGGCTAGGTTGGCTGTTGAGACCAAATTGGCTAAATTTGCTGTTGAAACCAGATTGGCCAGATTTGCAGTTGAGACTAGATTTCCAAGATTCACTGCAGTGACACTTGACAAATATCCAACTGTTCCTAAGCCAATCACAGTACTTGTAAGATTGGCAGTTGTAAGTGCTCCAATGATATTTATTGCCTGGATGGAAGAGACATAGAGTTGCTGAGCAGATAGAGTAATTCCAACTAGGCTTCCAGTATTCAATTGAATTGTACTTACACTTGTTGCAACAACATCGCCCATTTCAATGAAGGCATTATTTGATCCAAGATAGAGACTATCAACATAGAGAGAAGAGATATATCCTTGAACTGAAGTTAGATTCTGAGCCGTTAATGATGATAGCACGACAGTACTATAATTAATACTTGAAAGATAGCCTGCTGTACCAAGGCCTCTTACAGTTGAGCCGAGTTGTGTAGCAAAGTAGGTTGTGGAGACTAAAGTGGCTAGATTTGCAGTAGAAACTAGATTTGCAAGATTTGCTGTTGACACTAGGCCTGCTAGATTGGCTGTTGACACTAGATTCGCAAGATTTGTTGTTGAAATTAAGTTGGCAAAATTAACTGAAGAGAGATATCCTGCTGTACCGAGTCCAATCACAGTGGAGCCGAGTTGAGTTTGAAGATAGGAGGTACTCACTAGATTAGCCAAATTGGCTGTGGAGACTAGATTAGCCAAATTGGCTGTGGAAACTAGATTCGCCAAATTAGCAGTAGAGACTAGGTTAACTAAGTTGGCAGTAGAGACAACCGACCTCCACACAATTGTAGAGAGATAACCAAACGTACCTAACCCTGTAATAGTCGATGTTACATCTGCCTGTACAATATTTGTTGCTGAATTCTGTATCTCTTGATAGAGACCCAAACTTGTACTCAGAAGTTGGGAAGTACTCGTATAGCCAAATGTACCGAGGCCCTGTGCAGTCGATGCAACTGCGTAGGTGAGTCCAAGAGAGGAGACGAAGCCTTGAGTTCCAAGTCCAATTACAGTACTGGTGAGTTCTGTAGGATCAATAAAACTGCTGATATATTGACTGAGACCAATGCTTGTTGATAAGAGTTGACCACTTGAAATATAACCAGCCGTACCGAGTCCAATTACAGTGGAGCCGAGTTGAGTTGCCAAGTAGCTCGTGGATACGAGCGTAGCAAGGTTGGCTGTGGAGACTACGTTGGCTAGATTGGCCGTTGAGATATGATTTGCAAGGTTGGCTGTTGAGACCAAGTTAGCCAGATTCGCTGTACTGACAAAGCCTCCTAAACTAGGAATACTTGAGAGATAGCCTGCTGTACCGAGACCAATTACCGTCGATCCCAGTTGCGTTTGGAGATAGGAGGTTGAGACTAGAGTGGCTAGATTTGCAGTGGAGACCAAGTTGGCTATATTGGCTGTACTGACAAACCCTCCCAAACTAGGAATACTTGAGAGATAGCCTGCTGTACCGAGACCAATTACCGTCGATCCCAGTTGCGTTTGGAGATAAGAGGTTGAGACTAGAGTGGCTAGATTTGCAGTGGAGACCAAGTTGGCTAGATTTGCAGTCGACACTATATTTGCCAAGTTAGCCGTTGAGACTAGATTCACAAGGTTAGCAGTCGAGACAAATCCTCCAATGCCAGGAATACTTGAAAGATAGCCAGCCGTTCCAAGACCTATAACCGTGGAGCCGAGTTGCGTCGCCAAATAAGAAGTACTTACAAGATTCTGGAGACCATTGACGGTTGATACATTGAGAGTTCCAATTGTGGCGGCGGTGATTTTAGTTCCACCAGTAATATACCATCTGCCCGCTTGGCCTGCGTAGACTGTGAAGGTTTCATAGGAATCTGTTAAAAGTTTACTCGTGGTTCCATCTTCAAAGACATCGGGCCCCTGCGTCTGAACGGTAATTGTTGAGAAGTTCGCTGCGCCGTAAATGTCTTTTATCGTGAGAGTTCGATATGGAATCTGTGTTGTCAATGGTAAGGTCAGCGTGCCAGGTCTATTCCTGGCATCGACCATGCCGACTTCAGTGAAGGTGCTGAAGAGCGCCGACATCCCTACTGTGGTCTTCTACATTTCTGAAGTCTGTGACCGCAGAGTCTAGAAGGATTTTTAAGAATAGTAAGTGAGGACGACAAGACCATTACCGCCTGTTGCATTTCCTCCTATACCACCCGCTGCAATATTTGATTGGTAGTAAGGAGATCCAGTGTTTGGTGCACCAAACAAATTTGTACTATTGAATCCAAAAACACTTTGTCCTGGTATCAGAGTTAAATTATCAATTAATGATGAGCCTCCAGCTGCTGGAAGCCAACCAGCAGCACCAGCTCCTGAACCACCCCCACCATAATATCCACCACCACCACAGGCGCGCGACATCTAGTCTTGGGGGATGATTATTTTTATGAAAGACCAAAGCGTGCTTTACTTAGCTGATAATTTGTATTAATTTCATCTGCTGAAAGAGCTCTATTATAAATACGAACAATGGCTAAATAGCCGCCCCAATAATCACCAAGATCCCAACGACGCATTAAACGAATTCCTAGACCGCTTGATGCAGGTGTAGTCGAGGATGCTTGCGTTTGTGTTAGTACATTATTAACATAGAGTTTTAGATTTGCCCCATCATAAGTACCTACAATATGGTACCAGCCAACAGAAGGTAATGAATAGGATGTTGTTGTTGCATACCAAGACCCATTAAAATAGCCTGCTTGTAAACAAGTATTCGCACCCGTTGCAGCTCCAATGGTAAAGTTAATAGGTGTGCTACTCCAGACCTCAGATAAAATACAGGGTGACCCAGAACTATTTGTCCCCTTATAATAATGCCAGACTTCAACTGTCCATGTTGTTATTAGAGAGAGAGAAGCCGATGTTTGAGCATACTGTGAACTAGCTGGAGCGAAGCTGAGATATCCTCCATTCGCCGAGGAATACGTAGGTGAATTGTAGAGTGTTGTCGTAAGACCTGACCCTGCTAAATCTGTCCATGTAGACCCTGTACCAGGATAGGAGGCAGAATTACCTGCATCTAGATGAAAGACTGAGCCTGGTGTAATTACTAAAACCCTTGTTGAGCGAATAAAGGGTGGTAGAGTTGCTTGGCCGGTAGCAAGACTATAGAGTTGTAGGTTGTGCGGATATATCACGCCTGTTCGGCCAGGACTGTTCACGGGCAGATAGGAAACCAATCCCCATTTCTGTGCGAGATAGCCTTCAATTTGCTGTTGGTCTCTGCTTGCAAGAATAGTATTATAATGAATAATTTCACATACATAGGCGTTAGTACTATATCCTCCATCAGGACGTAATCCAAGATACCAAGGTGTAGCACTTGTATTCAGAGTAGTTGAATTTGAAGCGGTTAATTGAAAATTAACAATACCTCCCACTGTACTTGTGGTTGCATTATAATATGAATAGAGTGAATACATGTTTGTAGTTGGTGTTCCATATGCAGTTACATCACTGCCCGTATAGACATATGGGCAAAAAAGAATGCCTGCTCCTAAATCAATACCATAGGTATTAGGAGGAGATGCTCCACTTTGCGGACCTGTTCCAAGGCGTGAGTCACCACTCACACCTATTTGTGAAATCATAATAACAGTTCGTGCTGTATTGCCAGTTGTTGTATTATTTGATACACTTGTCATTTGACATGTCGCACCATTTACATATACGCACGGATATCCTCCTGGCGTGGTTGATTGTAATGGATATGTTGAGTTCGTGCTTGTAAAATTATTCGCCAAACTACTTTTATCTTTCCAAGTACTTATGTTTTGACCCGAACTGAATGTAAATGAGGATACATCTGCTCCATCCATCCACAGTTGACAACCGCCAATATCTGTCGGTTTGAAGGCCGCTTTTTTCATCATAAATGGCAGCGGCATCTATCTTATAGTCTGATATTATCCATTATTGGCAACAATCTGGCTAATTTCTGTTGCAGTTAGAGCACGATTATACACTCTCATATCGCTTAAATACATATTAACACCAAATGCTGGAATTTGATAGGCACCAATATATGTAATACTTGAAGGGGCGAGTGTTCGCGCAGTATATGTACCCGTGGTAATTGAAGTACCATTAATGTATGAAGTAACCGTACCATTGGAACATGTAAGCGTTACTTGACTCCATACATTGAGTGATACACCTGTTCCAGCAGCATTTAGTACTGAGGTGCCCATACTATTACTATATATAGCTAACTGGCCTGAAGCAGTTCCTAAATATATATCCAAATAGTTACCAACACCAAAAAACACATCCGCTGATTCAAGAAGATATGTAAGAGGATACATCCAGACTGCTAATGACCAGTTTGTTGTTGCAAATATAGAAGCAGGCTGTCCGCCAGTAGTTGTTCCATATTGAGTTGCATTATTTCCAGGTATTGTATTTGCTAAATAAACTGCGGACCTACCACCCACATTTACATAGGCGGGTGAACCAGCCCAAGTTCCATTTTGACCACCAACTGAATCGATGAAGGTAGTTCCAGACCCTTCATTAAAAAGCCAGCGATTCGTAAGGCCATTTGTAATTACATACAGTATCTTTGTAATTTGCTTCACTAAAGGCAGGCCAGCGACTTGTGTCGGCCGTCCAAATTCGATAGGAGGAGTCGAATAGTAGGGATGTGTATTAATTAAGGTTGATTGTGTGCCCCATTTCCAGGCGAGATAGCCTTCAACTTGCTGACGCTGCGATGTAGTTAGAGCAGGAACATAGACTACCATTTCAAAGAGATTGAAGTCGTGGTAGGTGCAGTACATTGTATTACCATATCGCCTTCCAATTTCTGGAATTGTGAAGGCGGTAACTAAACTTGTAGCACCCGTAATTCCAGTATTAAGTAGAGATCCATTTAATACGTGATCATAATTTGTAGGATTAATATCATATCCATAAATACGGATTGGATCAGGGCTACTATATGCAGTGATTGCGGTATTTAAGGATGAACCATATGAACTTATTTGCATATTATCATTATAAAATCCTATCTGTATAGTTTGACTTGGTAGAGCTGCTTGACCTGACATAAAATAGTGATATCCAGAAGCAGCAGTTCGTTGTCCAACACATAAAAATGTAGCCGTATTATTTACAATCGTATTTCCAAATGCCTGAGGAGTTGCAAGGGCATTACTATTTACTGCGACAAATTGTACCGCTTTTGTAGTTGTATTATACACAGGAGCTGTAGCATTAGATCCTACAGCAATACCACAAGTATATGCATTACTGCTTTTATCAATCCATGTATTTAGATTATTTCCACTTAAAACCATTGATGCTGCGCTAGAATCTGCTCCATCCAACCAGAGTTGACATCCAGCAATTGACAATGGAAAATAATTCGTATAGGGAACATTTGTCATTGTAAAGGAGGGCACAGCTGTTATGCCTGGATTTTTACCTGGTGTATAAAAAGTCTGTGAGCGGCCTAGATGATTTGCTGGTAGATTCGCAGTTAAACCCCATTTCTGGGCGAGATATCCCTCTATAGATTGTTGCTGTGTCTGAGTTGGATAGGATGAATACCCAACAAATTCATTTAATGTATATGTTCCATTCTGTAGATTGCTTGGAGCAAGTGTTCCTGCCGAGGCCGCAACTGAGCCTAATACTAACCAAGCACTGTTACCTTTTGTATAAGGACCATTTGTATATGTAGATGTTCCATTTTTATAAATAGTAAAGGTTGTTCCAGTCCAACCAAAACTTACAATAAGAACTGAACCCGATGCAGGACTATTAAGATTATTTACATTCGCAACACTGTTCTGTTGAATTTCTACATATCCAGGACTGGTAGGATTTGTATAACTAAGAGCAAATCCACCTGCCTGTTGATAATCTGCGCCACCTGTGGTGTCTGACATTGCAATATAACGATGAGGCGTGTCATTAGGATAAGGACCACATGTAAATACAGCGTAGAAGAAAGAGGTTGTAAGATTTATTACGAGTGCTGTTTGTAAAGTAGTTGGAGTACTGCCAACAAAACTTAAACACTGCTTTGATGATGTATCGGTTGTATAGGTAGGTCCGCCACAACCGCTTGGAACTGTCAGTGTAGAACCAGTTGGACTTTTATCTCTCCATTGTGTAACTGTACTTCCAGCTAATGTAACAGTTGTTGTATCTAATGCATCCAACCATAGTGCACAACCCTTTACAGACAATGGTGTAAAATACCCAATTTTCTGGATAAATGCCCTCGACATTCTACTGAGGTGGCGGAGGATAGTTCTTGTAGGGATGACCCGCAGGCAGCGATGCGACAAGGCCCCATTTCCAGGCGAGATATCCTTCAATAGTCTGACGCTGCTGGTCTGTTGGTGTAGTACTATAGACAATCACTTCCGCTACCGAAGCAGTCAGCCTTGTTACAGAATCTGCACGAGTACCAATGTAAATTGCTGTTCCATTGTCGCCATAATAGACTCCAGTTAAGACACCAGAACTCGGATCGGTAGGCGTGGCAAAGTTAAAGGCATCAAGAAGACCATTTGCAGCCGTCGCATTTGCATAATAGAGACTTGGTGTTGTCACATTTGTAAAATTACTGCCAGATGTCGTATTATAGGCTGATTGCGCGGTGCCATTTCCAATATTACGAGAAAAATTTCCAGTTGATATAGTGGTATTAAAATCAACAGGTGCGGCAAGATTTGATACAGTGCGTGTGACTAATGTGTCATAGGTACCTCCAGACATTCTCTGGTAAATTATGAAAAAAGTGAAGATGCTGGAGAATGTTCCTGCGGCTGCGGCGGAACTCATATTCTGTGTCTGGGTGAAGAGAAATGCGGGTTTATTATTAAAGGCGGTCGGCGAATAGGTGATGGAAGAGCCATTGAACATAGTCGCATGACGGGCGCTACTCGATTTATCAACCCAGCGAGTCAAGGTCAATGGACTCTTCTGCCTACTGCCGTTTCCAAAAGGGTCAAATGCATCGAGCCACAGTTGACAGCCTGCATAATTCGTGGGTTTGAAAATGGAACTTATTGACCGTGTGAATGCGGGTGTTGTGCTTGGAAAAGGATTGTAGTAGTTATTGTTGTTAAGATACGGATGTCCTGCAGGTAGATTAGCTTGTAGACCCCATTTCCATGCGAGATAGCCTTCAATTTGTTGGCGCTGTGCAGCAGTAAGAGATGTAGTATAAAAAATAAGTTCTCCAAATTGGAAATTTGTAACACCACTATCCATTATACTTCCATCTGCTATCCAAGATCCAATTGTAAAGTTTGTTGCATTAGTTTCATTTCCTATTCCATAGGATGCCGAGGACGTTGTAGATAAGACATTTCCATTTCTGTACATTGTTAATGTTGACCCATCATATACGAGTTCAATTAATTGAAGCGTACTTGTTGAAAGAGCCGTTGCTGAGTTAGCGATTGAACCACTATTAGCCCATGAAGTCCAATATAAATAATTAGTAGTTCCTGTATTATTCTGCCAATATCGTGTCATCGATAACATAGTTCTGGAACTGACTCCATTATATTGTTTTTGTAAAATCCAGTTTGTAGATGCAATTGGATTAAATATCATAAAGAGTGAATAGGTTGCCGTATTATTTATTGCGGCTTGTGGAATATTTAGATATTTATTACTCGAAAATGTAATAAGATTTCCTGAATATGAGGGTTGTAATCCTGTTGTACCTTGCGTTAAATTATAAGCATTTGTTGATTTATCATTTAATTGACTAACACCTGTAGAAATAGTTATTGTACTTGAATCTGCCGCATCAAGCCAAAGTCCAAGCCCAGAAATCTGTGTAGGAACAAAATTCCTATTTTTCTGTATGGAGAGTGGAATGGTGCCGACTTGGGCGGAATTAAGTGTTGGTAGAGCCTGGGGTGCCGCAGTTTTATAAGGATTACTAGCATCGAGTGAACTTTGCAAACCCCATTTCCAGGCTAAGTAGCTTTCTACTTGCTGGCGCTGGTTTGTAGAGAGGGCAGTTGAATAGACAATAAACTCACCCATTTGCCCAATAAATTCATAGTTTGCAGAAGGGATTGAGTAATTTCCAATCACCATTCCATTTACTGTTCCAGCTCCAGCTGGAGTTTGACTACCACCCGAACTTCCATTTAACCAATGCGAATAGCCATTTGTTGCGGTTGATGTGAAAACAGCCGAGTAGACAAATGGTGTATTAGAAGGAAATGTAATACCAGCAAGTGAGGCACCAGCACCTGTAGTTCCACCATATAAATTGCCAGTTCCTGGAATTGTATTAACAGGCGATGAAAATAATTCAATATCTAGGGTGCCTCCAGCAGACCATTGTGTAGAGAAAAAGCGAGCATTCTGTGCAACAGCTTGAGTCCAGTTTGCAATTAAAAATATAGAGAATCCAACAGATGATGATAATGTTATTGGAGCCTGTGCAATAAATGCTGTCGCACTAGCTGATGGAAATGTCACGGCAGAGAGACCATTAATAGTTCCCATACTAAATGCAGAACCACCTGCATTAGAGGTTGCAGTATGACTAAGTCCACTTTTATCTAACCAAGTTCCTGATGTAACATTTGCAGTTGAAGTTGAATCTGCTCCATCTAACCATAATTGACAGCCTGTGATAGAAGTCGGCGTAAACGGATAAAAGATATTTTGCCCCACAGCTCCTGTAGCCATCTCTACTGAGGAGGCGGCGGAAATAGTTTGAAAGGATGATTCGCGGGCAAGGAACTGACAATTCCCCATTTCCACGCCAAGTAGCCCTCAACATGTGCCCGCTGCGCATCAGTTATTGATGAATTATAGACCAGAATTTCATACATAGTTCCAACAAATGAGTTTGCGACATTATCTGCTATGGCTCCAATATACACTGGATTACTTGCCTGTGTGCGAACTCCTGTAGGTGCTATCGCGGACACTTGTAAGCCACCATTTAAAAATACATTAATCTGACCCGTCGAACTGACACGGAGGAACTCGCAGATAAAAGGTGTGCCCGTATTAATTAAGGTTGGTGTTGTTGCCGTATAATCCGTTATACCTGTTAGTTCTCCTATTCCCGTTGCGAAGGCTCCATTAATAACAGAAGTTCCATAATCCAATCTTACTTCAGGAACCTCCGCATCATAGAGTCCATACCCAGCCCACCAATTTGGACCCGCTCCTCCAGATGATGTAGTCGTAAGAAGTATAAAAATAGACCAGTCCGTCTGAACAACAAGGGGGCAAGTAAGATAACTTGAGTTGCCGGCAAAAGTAACGCCACTTTTTTTATTTAAAAATGTTGCGTTATAGGTGATAGTTCCGCCTGAGCCACTCGTATTATTATTATTTCCCGATTTATCAAGCCACTGAGTTACCGTGGACCCCGATGTAATTACAGCCTTCGTATCGGCCGCATCAAACCACTCAACTAGACCCAATATCTGCGTCGGAAGCCATTTTGCATTCTGAGCAGGTCGCCTCACTGGGATAGGCACGACAGAAGCAAGTCCAAATGAATTTAGAGTTATTTGATTATAGATATTCGAGGATGCAAGAAGGGCGCCTGTTCCCCATTTTACTGATAAATACGCCTCAACGGCCTGACGTTGTGTGGTTGTAATTGCATTACTGTAAACGATTATCTCGTTTATAATGCTGTTTGTATAACTACTGACCCCATTTCCCCAACGCGCCCCAATGGTAAAACCTGTACAAGTTCCTTGTGTAAAATTGGCTACATTATTTGATGTATTTGTTCCATTCAAAAAACTTCCACCTTGTGTAGCAGTCATACTGTCAAAATATATACTCTTTTGAAGAAGTGTTATATTTCCCATATCTGAATTATATCCTCCACTATTCGCATAGAAGCGAAGACCATTTGTTGTTTCAATACTCATTCCAGTTGTTGTCTGATAATCTGAACCTGTCGTCGGATTTGGAATAAAACAGACAATTCCTGTATAATTTGCGTGCACAACTTCAGACATTACAATAAAAACAGCGCGTTGAGAAAGATTAATTGGACAGGCGATATTTGATAAATAGGCACTTGAACCATTGAAATAGACACCACCTGGAGTTGGACTACCAAAGCCAATAAGACCTGGACTTCCAGACGCCGTTGCATTATATGCATTGCCTGATTTATCACGCCACTGAGTGAGATTTGAACTCGAGGAGAAGGACATTGAACTCTGGTCGGCTCCGTCAAACCAGAATGCACAGCCAGGCACTTGTGTGGGAGTAAAAATAGATGTTGTCGTGCCAAAATTAGGCACCGTAAAGGGATACAGTGGATAGACAGGTGTTTCAGGATTCACAGTTAAATACGGATGCGCATTGGAGAGGGATGCCTGAAGTCCCCATTTCCATCCGAGATAGCCCTCGATACTTTGTCGTTGGGTGGTGGTGAGTGACGCAGAATAGACAATCATCTCGTAAACATAGCCTTGATAGTATTCCAAATTACCAGGTGTATAACGACCAATTGTAAGTGCGGGCGAAGTACCTGATGTAAGTGTCGTTGCCTCAGTCGCCTGCTGTGTACCATTTTTATAGGTGTATTGTACTGTAGGTGCAATATTCGCCATCATAATACTTGCTGTACCGGCAACTGAGTTATCTACAAGAGTTGTATCACCTGCTCCAAGGCCAAAACTGGTAATATAGCCACGGGGTCCATTCGCATAATACGGAAAGACTATATAATTTGCTCCTGTCTGAAATCGGAAGAGACTTGCATTACCACCATAGGTGCCACCCGAGCCGTTCGAGCCGTTTGTATAAGTGGGTGCATGAACTGCGATAAGAGAATGAGATGTTCCAGGAACTGTCGCAGCCGATTCAAGCCACTGTGTGCCCGTAAAGGACATACAGGGGCGACCTTGTGGATCCTGTGTATAGGTGGGACCTGTTGTTGCTGTTGCAGAGTTGCTGAGGCCTGATTTATCTGTCCATTGTGTAATAGGATTTCCTTGAACACTTGAGGGATCACTTGCGTCAAACCATGCGACGAGGCCGCTAACTTGCGGTGGTCTGAAGACAGTGAGTTTTTGTCCCTGGGCCGTGGACATCTATTAAGGAATGGGAAGAGGCGGAATCAAGAAAAACGGATGGCCTGGAGTGAGGGAGGCTTTGAGTCCCCATTTCCAGGCAAAATAGCCTTCAATCTGTTGGCGCTCTATTGTCGATAAAACACGTGTATAGCAAACAATTTCATAGACATTTCCTGTAAAATAATATCCTGCGGGCAATGTCTGGATGGAGCCGATTTTAAGAGTTGGACTTGTTCTATTGGCTGTACCCCCCGTTGTACTCACCTGAAAGGCTCCATTTACAAACATCTGTAAATTTCCAGAAGTCTGAGTTCGGAAAAACTCTCCAATAAATCCAGCACCTGTATTGACTGCGGTAGCAGAAAACTCAGTCGTATCCTTTGCAGTTGCAAGATCTCCTACACCATATCCAAGATATCCTGTCGGTGAGCCACAAAGACTAATTCCCAAATCATTTACAGTTCCTCCTACTTCTCCATCAAATATACCTTGTCCTCCCCACCAATGATTTCCAGATGCGTCTGTATGGGCTTGTCCTGGTCCTGGCGTAGGTGTAGAGTTTGGCCCAGTTTGGGTTGTTGAAAAAACTACGAAGATCGACCAATCACTTGTGACCACACGCGGAACCTGAATATAACTACTGGAAGCGGATGAGAAGGCAACACCTGGTCTTCCATTCAGTGAATTTGCAGTGAGAGTTGGAGTGCCTCCTGATCCTGTACTACTATTTCCAGAACCACTCTTATCTGTCCACGATGTAATCGTTCCTGTGGCAGGATTTGTGCCAGTTCCATTTATATCAGTCGCATCAAGCCATAAAACACAGTTTGAATACTGTGGTGGAAAGAATTTATTCCCCTGTACAGCACGGCGCATAGGAATAGCGGGAATAACTGGAGCATTTACAAAGGTCAAATAGGAACCTGGGGCGTATATATTTTGTGTACTAAGAGTTGCTGTTAGATTCCATTTCTTTGCTAAATACCCTTCGACTTGTTGACGTTGTGTAGTTGATAGAGTTGCGCCATACACAAGAACTTCACCTACATATCCTATATAGATATAACTACCGAGAACACTTCCAATTGTCGCGCCTGTGGTTCCAATATTAAACGTAAACGATGTTGTTCCAAACTGTGCGCCATTTTGCCATCCTGTAAGAGTTGTTGTAGATTGTGATTCTATACATGAAAAGATAACGTTTGAGCCTGTATTTGCTGCAGTAGTTCCACTTATTCCACCAACGCCTGATTTATCTGCTTGAAGATTTCCACCCGCTAAATAGAACTGCCGCAGAGAAGATCCAGAAGATCCTGCAGCAAAAAAAACAACAGTTGAGCTTGTTGTTGTATTAATCACAAAAAACCACGTCGAATCGGCTGTTCCATTTGGAAGTTGAGAAGCACTGAGTGAAAGACCTGTTGTTTGTGTACCTGGAAAATAAACACCAGCTTGGGAATATGTCATTGAAGAGGATGAAGATGATGCATCATTTGCTGTAGATGATTTATCTTTCCATAACTGAACAACTTGACCTGCTGTTGTTACAGGTGTAGTTCCAGATGTATTTTGAAAAAGTGTCGTTAAGTCTTGTCCATCAAGCCAAAGACTACATCCTGGAATAAGGCGCGGGTCAAACTCAGGACTACTCTGTGCATAACTCAAAAAAGGGTACGGAACAACTGGATAGATCGGTGGATCTGGATTCACAGTTGCATAGGGGTGACTTGGATTTAAGGAACCCTGAAGACCCCATTTCCATGCAAGATAGCCCTCAATTTGTTGCTGCTGAGTTGTGCTAATAGTTCCAACATACACAAGCACCTCGGCAATTTCTCCATTGATAGCATATCCACTTCCTACGCTAGTTGCAGATCCAATATTGAAGGTTGTGCTTGTCTGGGGCTGTGAAGAGGTTGCTGCTGTTCCTGAATATCCATTCACACTACAGAGCATTGCATTGCTTCTAATTGTACCCGATTGAACAACATATCTATTAAACGTAATGGATCCAGTGAAGGCATAGTCAGATTCAGCTCCAGCAACACCCCATTCAAAGAAATTATACTGCCCATTGCAACCCATTCCAAGTCCTGGTGTTGTTGTTCCACCAAGAGTCATAACGATACCCGAATTATTTGTATATTGAATCCAAACGGCGAAATAAGATACATCTCCTGATCCAAATGTGCTTGAAAATGTTGTTGTTAACATTGTTGAATTAAATACAATACTCGGTAGGTTTCCAGTTGCTTTTGCTTTATAGGTGGGTGTTCCACTAAAAGAGATTGTTTTTCCTGTTCCACTCTTATCTGACCATGATGTAAGATTTGCTCCTGAAAGTCGATAACTACTCGTATCTGCCGCATCAAGCCAAAGTTGACATCCTGAAATCTGTGTAGGAGTGAATGGAGCGGTGAGTTTTTGCGCAGATGCAGTAAAGGGAATGTTGCTACCCATCTATCTATTAAAATGTAAAAATCTGGGGCTGCTGGACTCGGGTTCCGCCAATGACAAATTGATTGAAGTAAAAGAGAGAAGAACTTACAAATACATTGTTGCCAACTGGGGCACTGCTCGGTGAGTTGAAGGTTATGGAACTTGTAATTAAGTTTCCTGTCGACAGGGTCAAAAAACTGCTGAGTTGTGTCGAGAGGTAACCTACTGTTCCAAGGCCTATCACAGTGGAGCCGAGTTGGGTTTGAAGATAGCTCGTGGAGACTAAATTGGCTAAATTAGCCGTGGAGACTAAATTGGCTAAATTGGCTGTTGAAATTAAGTTGTTGAGATTGGCTGTTGAGACTAAATTGACTAAATTGGCTGTGGAGACTAAATTGGCTAGATTCGCAGTTGAAATTAAGTTGGTGAGATTGGCTGTTGAGACTAAACCATATCCACCAAGATTTGTAATTGCAGCGGACAAGTATCCAACTGTTCCCAAACCAATAACTGTACTTGTAAGATTTGCCTGTGTTACGAAATTCACACCTACAATTAGACTCGTTGATATAATTGGCGCATATACAATTCCTGTATTCACTTGATATGTACTAATTACAGCAGCACGCAATGCTCCAAAATCTGCCCAGCCGTTTCCATCGCCAAATGTGAGTTGGTCAATTGTTAAAGAGGAAATATACGCATTACCACCGGTAGCTGTAGAGAATCTAAGTGAAGATACACTTGCATTAAGTGTTAAAAAGTTTTGCGAATATCCGTAGGTTGTTGATAGGAGTTGCTGACTACTAATATATCCTACTGTTCCAAGGCCAATGACAGTTGATGTAAGAGAGGCATTAAATGCTGCCGTTGAAAGATAGCCTATTGTTCCTAGGCCAATAATACTACTTGTAAGTGCTGTATTCAAATAAGAAGTAGAGACCAAATTAGTTAAGTTCGCAGTGGAGACTAAATTTGTTAAGTTAGCTGTTGAGACCAGGCCATAACCACCAATATTAGTCACTGCGCTTGATAAGTAGCCTGCTGTTCCTAGACCAATTATAGTACTTGTAATTGCTGTATTTAAGAAAGTGGTTGATACTAAATTAGTTAAGTTCGCAGTGGAGATTAAATTGGTGAAGTTAGCTGTTGAGACTAAGTTGGTCAAGTTGGCAGTGGACACTAAATTGGTTAAGTTCGCTGTAGAGACCAGACCATAACCACCAATATTAGTCACTGCGCTTGATAAGTAGCCTGCTGTTCCTAGACCAATTATAGTACTTGTAATTGTTGTATTTAAGAAAGTCGTTGAGACTAAATTGGTTAAATTGGCGGTTGAGACTAGACCATATCCACCAATATTAGTCAGTGCGCTTGATAGGTAGCCTGCTGTTCCTAGACCAATTATAGTACTTGTAATTGCTGTATTTAAGAAAGTGGTAGAGACTAAATTTGTCAAGTTGGCAGTGGACACTAAATTGGTTAAGTTCGCTGTAGAGACCAGACCATAACCACCAATATTAGTCAGTGCGCTTGATAGGTAGCCTGCTGTTCCTAGACCAATTATAGTACTTGTAAGTGCTGTATTTAAGAACGTGGTCGAGACTAAATTGGTCAAGTTGGCAGTGGAGACTAAATTGGCTAAATTCGCAGTGGAGACTAAATTAGTTAGATTAGCTGTTGATACATGTCCTGATAAATTAGCTGTAGAAACTAAATTGACTAAATTTGGTGTACTAACGAGGCCATAACCACCTAGATTAGTAATTGCACTTGATAGATATCCAGCTGTACCTAATCCTATAACAGTTGATGTAAGAGCATTATTAAGGGTTGGTGTACTAATAAATCCAGCTGTATAATTAGCATTTCCTGATAAGATTAACATAGCATTAAAATAAGTTCCATCTCTCAAGAGAGTATTTGTTGCATTTCCATTATAAGCAGTAAAATAAATACCTTCGGTTGTTCCATTGAGTTGAACCATGGTTGCGAGTGACTGACTTGTACCCGTCGTTGGTGTTGAAGGGAAAAAATTTTGTGCAATAGAAATAGACGGGCCTATACCTGTTTGTGTTTTATGTATTTGAATATTAACCTGTTGAGCTTGACCTCCTGTTGTAGGAGTATTCCACCAAACTTGATAATTAACCAAGTAATAACCAGCCACTGTAGGTACTAATGTAGAGGTTATTGGATTCCACCAGTTTTGAGGATCATAGGTTGGAACCTGAGAAGGCGATCCTGAGACTACAAATCCAATTTGGGTATCAATCCCTGTAGAAATTGTTTGACTTACAGCAAGAGTTCCTTGTGCAACATAAGCACTTGGAGCAATTGAACTTGTTGAAATAGAATTTATTTTTTGATACAATCCATAACTTGTAGAGAGTAATTGTGAGCTAGATACATATCCTGCTGTCCCTAGACCTATTACAGTACTTGTTATACTTGTATTAAGAAATGAAGTGCTAACTAAATTAGTTAAGTTTGCCGTGGAAACAAAACCTCCAATATTAGGAATACTTGAAATATAACCAGCTGTACCAAGACCTATTACTGTACTTGTGATACTTGTATTAAGATATGAAGTACTGACTAGATTTGCAAGATTTGCGGTTGAAATATGACCTGCTAAATTAGCGGTGGAGACTAGATTGGCTAGATTGGCTGTACTCACCACTGAACCCCAGACAATTGTAGAGATATACCCAAATGTACCTAACCCTGTGATTGTACTTGTGACATCGGCTTGCACAATATTTGTTGCTGAAGTCTGTATCTGTTGATAGAGTCCCAAGCTTGTGGAGAGAAGCTGTGAGGTACTTGTATAGCCAAATGTACCGAGACCTTGTGCTGTACTTGCAACTGCATATGTTAATCCAAGGGAAGAGACAAATCCTGCTGTTCCTAAGCCAATTATAGTACTAGTTAGTTCAGTTGGGTCAATAAAACTGCTAATATATTGACTGAGACCAACACTTGTTGAGAGGAGTTGGCCACTTGAAATATAGCCGGCTGTACCAAGGCCAATGACTGTAGAGGCGAGTTGCGTTTGTAGATAGCTTGTAGAGACTAGGTTGGCCAAGTTGGCTGTGGAGACTAGGTTAGCTAAGTTGGCTGTGGAGACTAGGTTAGCTAAGTTGGCTGTGGAGACTAGGTTAGCCAAGTTGGCTGTGGAGACTAGGTTAGCCAAGTTGGCTGTACTAATAAATCCTCCAAGACTAGGAATACTGGATAAATAACCGACTGTACCAAGACCTATTACAGTTGAGCCGAGTTGTGTTGCTAGATAGGAGGTACTCACTAGAGTTGCCAGATTAGCAGTCGATACATGACCTGCAAGATTTGCAGTTGATATAAATCCTCCAAAACTAGGAATACTTGATAAATAACCGAGTGTACCAAGACCTATTACAGTTGAACCCAATTGAGTGGCCAAATAACTGGTCGATACAAATGTAGCCAAGTTGGCTGTGGAGACTAAGTTTGCCAAGTTGGCTGTACTAATAAACCCTCCAAGACTAGGAATACTTGATAAATAACCGACTGTACCAAGACCAATAACTGTGGAGGCGAGTTGCGTTTGTAGATAGCTTGTAGATACGAGCGTAGCAAGATTTGCAGTGCTGACTAGATTTGCCAAGTTGGCTGTTGAGACTAAGTTAGCCAGGTTTGCTGTAGAGACTAGATTTGCCAGATTTGCCGTTGAAATATGATTTGCCAAATTGGCTGTGCTTACCACTGATCCCCAGACAATTGTAGAGATATATCCAAATGTTCCAAGACCGGTTATTGTACTTGTTACATCCGCTTGCACAATATTTGTTGCTGAAGTCTGTATCTGCTGATAGAGACCCAGTGAAGTGGAGAGAAGTTGGGATGTACTTGTATAGCCAAAGGTACCGAGGCCTTGCGCAGTTGAGGCTACTGCAAAGGTGAGTCCAAGAGAGGACACAAATCCCGCTGTACCAAGACCAATTATAGTACTTGTAAGTTCAGTTGGGTCAATAAAACTGCTAATATATTGACTCAGACCAGCAGTGGTTGACAGGAGTTGTCCACTTGAAATATAACCCGCTGTACCAAGACCTATAACAGTAGAGCCGAGTTGACTAGCTAAGTAGTTCGTAGATACGAGCGTAGCTAGATTTGCAGTTGAGATGAGACCAGAAAGATTTGCAGTACTCACTAATCCAAACCCTCCAATATTTGTCAATGCACTTGAAAGATAACCGGCCGTTCCTAGACCAATTACAGTTGATGCAAGTTGTGTAGCCAAATAATTTGTTGAGACAAGATTGGCCAAGTTGGCTGTACTCACAAGACCGCTAGGAATAATTGCATTTGTTGCTGAAGACAAATATCCTGCTGTTCCAAGACCAATTACAGTGGATGTAATCGCATAATTCATAAAAGAAGTTGATACAATATTGATTAATGCAGGACCTGTATAAGGAGCCAATCCACCAATCACTTGAATCTCGAACCATGGATAACTGCCGGCCACTGAGAAGTCTGTATTATTTCCTAATTGTGATACAGAGCTATTATTAATAACTGTAAATGCTATAGTTGTTGTTACAGAAGGAGAAAAGATATATTCTGATTCCGAACCACTTGCTGCATAGGCTGCTCCATTTGTAGGAGAATAATAGGATTGGAGGGAGCCTACCACACCTACTCCTATGTTACTCCATTGCATTGCAAGATTTCCAGCTGTCATTTGAGCATTTGGCACAGAGCCAATGAGGCGATAGGTTCGACCAGGTGCAAGTGTAATGACACCAGTTCCTGTATTTAGAGATATATCACCTCCAGCCGATACATCCACTTGTGTAAAGACAACATTACAGCCTACAGAAATATTTGTTGTTTGGGCGGCAGACCTGGAGCCGCGCATAAAACTTGCTTGTAAAAAGGTTGAGACATATCCTGCTGTTCCAAGACCTATGACTGTAGATGTAAGCTGTGATTGGAAATAAGAAGTGCTAACAAGATTTGCTAGATTTGCTGTACTGACTAGATTCGCTAGATTTGCTGTACTGACTAGATTCGCTAGATTTGCTGTACTGACTAGATTCGCTAGATTTGCTGTACTGACTAGATTCGCTAGATTTGCAGTGCTCACCACTGAACCCCAGACAATTGTAGAGATATATCCAAAGGTTCCAAGACCTGTAATTGTCGAGGTGACATCTGCTTGAACAATATTTGTCGCGGAAGTCTGAATCTGTTGATAGAGACCTAGACTCGTACTCAGTAGTTGGGATGTACTTGTATAGCCGAATGTACCGAGGCCTTGTGCAGTCGATGCTACAGCATAGGTGAGTCCAAGAGAAGAGACAAAACCTGCTGTACCAAGTCCAATAACTGTGCTGGTAAGTTCTGTAGGATCAATAAAACTACTGATATATTGACTGAGGCCAGCAGTCGTTGATAAGAGTTGGCCACTTGAAATATAACCCGCTGTTCCAAGGCCTATTACTGTCGAACCGAGTTGCGTTTGGAGATATGTTGTTGAGATTATATTTGCTAAGTTGGCTGTTGACACTAGGTTGGCCAAATTGGCTGTGGAGACAAATCCTCCAAGGCTAGGAATACTTGAAAGGTAACCAGCCGTTCCTAAGCCAATTACTGTAGATGTGAGTTGTGATTGGAAATAAGAAGTACTAACAAAATTAGCTAAATTGGCTGTACTCACTAGACCAAAAAGATTCGCTGTACTTACATGATTTGCTAAATTGGCTGTGCTGACGACTGAACCCAATTGAACTGTAGAAAGATAACCTGCTGTTCCTAAACCTATGACGGTTGAGCCAAGTTGAGTGGCCAAATAGGAAGTCGATACCAAGTTAGCAAGATTTGCTGTACTTACAAGACCACTTGCATTAATGGAAGCACTTGCAGATGAGAGATATCCTACTGTTCCAAGACCAATTACAGTGCTTGTAAGGTTTGCTTGCGTCAGGAAACTGACGCCAATTAACTGACTGGTTGAAACAGTTGTTGCATAGATAATTCCAGTATTGATTTGAAGTGTACTAACAGCAACTGCGCGTAACACCGCAAAATCTGACCAACCATTTCCATCTCCAAAAATCAATTGGTCAATTGTAAGAGTTGAAATGTATGCATTACCACCTGTAGCAGTTGAAAAACGTAGACTGGAAACACTTGCATTCTGTGTAATAAAATTCTGCGAATATCCGTATGTAGTAGATAAGAGTTGAGCACTTGAAATATATCCTGCAGTACCAAGTCCAATAACAGTACTTGTAAGATTTGCACTACTAATAAGGCCTGCTAGATTGGCAGTTGACACTAAATTTGCCAGATTAGCAGTGGACACATGCCCTGCCAAATTGGCGGTTGACACTAGGTTTGCCAAATTGGCAGTAGAAATAAAGCCTCCAAGACTAGGAATACTTGATAAATATCCTACAGTACCAAGGCCAATCACTGTTGAAGTTAGACCTGTAGTAAGATATGAAGTGCTGACTAGATTTGCCAAATTGGCTGTAGAAACGAACCCTCCAAGACTAGGAATACTTGATAAATATCCTGCGGTACCAAGGCCAATTACAGTTGAACCGAGTTGTGTTGTTAGATATGAAGTGCTGACTAGATTTGCCAAATTTGCAGTAGAAACGAATCCTCCAAGACTAGGAATACTTGATAAATATCCTGCTGTACCGAGACCAATCACAGTTGAACCGAGTTGTGTTGCCAAATAGGTGGTTGATACTAGGTTTGCCAAATTGGCTGTAGAAATATGTCCTGCTAGATTTGCTGTACTGACTAGATTTGCCAAATTGGCTGTAGAGACTAAGTTTGCAAGATTGGCAGTCGATACAAACCCTCCAAGACTAGGAATACTTGATAAATATCCTGTTGTTCCTAGACCAATCACTGTACTTGTAACATTTGCCTGAGTGATAAAACTCACACCTACAATCAGACTTGTTGAGACAATGGGTGCATAGACAATTCCTGTGTTCACTTGGTAACTGCTGACGACCGTCGCACGCAGTGCGCCAAAATCAGCCCATCCATTTCCATCACCAAAGGTCAGTTGGTCAATTGTTAGAGAGGAGATATATGCAGTATTTGCAGTTGCACTCGAGAAATATAGGGTTGATATATTTGCACTCAGTGTTGTAAAAGCTCGTGAATAGGCGTATGTTGTTGAGAGGAGTTGGGCACTTGATATATACCCTGCTGTACCAAGTCCAATTACAGTTGAACCAAGCTTAGTATCCATATAGCTCGTTGACACTAGGCCAGCCAAATTAGCCGTTGATACTAGGCCAGCCAAATTAGCTGTTGATATAAGGCCTCCAGGAAGAGAGGTTGCTGTTATCGAAGATAGATAGCCGGCTGTTCCTAGCCCTATTACAGTGGAGGTGAGGGCTGTATTCAAAGCCGAGGTTGAGACTAGGCCCGCCAAATTTGCAGTTGAGATAAGGCCTCCAGGAAGAACAGTTGCTGTTATGGAAGATAGATAGCCGGCTGTTCCTAGGCCTATAACAGTCGAGGTGAGAGCTATATTCAAAGCCGATGTTGAGACTAGGCCCGCTAAATTGGCTGTACTAATAACGGAACCCCATACAATACTAGAGATATATCCAAATGTTCCAAGTCCTATAATTGTACTTGTGACATCTGCTTGAACAATATTTGTAGCCGATGTCTGAATCTCTTGATAGAGACCAAGAGATGTTGAAAGTAACTGACTTGTACTTGTATATCCAAATGTACCCAGGCCCTGAGCCGTTGAAGCAACTGCATAGGTGAGTCCAAGACTAGAGACAAAACCTGCTGTTCCTAAGCCAATTACTGTACTTGTGAGTTCTGTTGGATCAATGAAGCTACTCATATATTGGGTTAAACCAAGAGATGTACTCAGGAGTTGGGCGCTTGAAATATAACCGGCTGTTCCAAGGCCAATCACCGTGGATGTAAGTTGATTGGCAAGATAGGAGGTACTCACTAGATTTGCAAGATTTGCAGTGGAAACTAATCCACCAGGAATGACAGCTGTTGTGGTTCCAGATGAGAGATAGCCAGCTGTTCCGAGGCCAATAATTGTACTTGTAAGATTTGCTTGTGTAATATAATTTCCAAAAAGAGTTGAACCATTGAAATATAATCCACCACTACTTGCTGTCAAGTAATTTGTACTGCGTGTTGTTGCATCAACTAAGTTCAACGAGGATACAAAGAGATTTCCAGAACTGAGTGTTAAATAGTTACTGCTTGTCGTGGCGGTTAAACCAAATGTACCTTCATACCGATAATAGCTAACAGTCGGCGGAGCATTTGCACTTGTTAAATTTGTATAGAATTTGAGAATACCTCCATCAGGATCAAATGTCCATGGATATGAACCTCCAGCAAGTAGAGGAACTGCATTACAGTCATATACATTGATTGTATAGGAACCATCGCCATAGGTTGTAGGAACCGCACTCGACAATATATTAGCTCCAGGATTCGCCAAGGTTGCTGCCGTGTACCAGTACGATTCATATAAGTTAATTGCTGCAAGTTTAATTGAACTGTAATATATAATATACGGATTTGCCTGACTGTAGTAACGCTGTCCATTTGCCGCATTGAATGTAGCATCTTTTACAAAGTCAGTCGGCTTCGTAGTTGGAATCGCTTGGCTAAAAATCTGTTGAGATGGGATAATCCGAGTACGTGACGCAATGGATTCCTGTGAAACCGCATTTGCATCTTGCGTATCACCCACTCCAAAATTTTTTTTGAATAGAAGTGTTACCTGTTGGCTCTGACTAGCCATCTATTCGTCTTGCGGATTTTAGTAGGAGAGTTGGAGCGTAATCGTAGTAAATGCAAAATTCCAGTTCATAGGTATTCCAATACGGCAGAAAATCCTGATTGTTTTACCTGAAGTTGAGAAGGCTGGAATGAATACATTTGGAAATGTGATCGTTCCTGTGGCTAATGTAGCACCGGAAGAGATACCCCCATAGATTTGTGTTTGATTACCTGTTGTATCAGTGTAGTAATTGAAAGCACTCGCAGGGTTTCCTGGAGTTCCATTTGCATCCAGCCAAACAGTCGTTGCTGAAGTTGCATCTGTAGGAAGTTTTGATGCTTGGTCTTCAACACGATAAAAAAAGAAAATCTTATCTGTGGATGCGTTACTATAGCCAGAAAAGACAACTTGATTATTGAGAATAACAGGTGTTGCTGATTTGGACGTCGTATAGTTAATGATAAAAGTGATTTTTGTATAATTTGTTCCTGATGAGGCAGTATTCCATGCAAAGGATGCGAAACGTATTCCTGATGTTGTAATACCCGAATAATCGACTGTATTTGTTGCCGTTGCTGTGTATTGATAGCCATTGTAATTAATGTATCCATCCGTTGTGGTAGCCTTTGAAAGATGTGCACCATTAGCTACCTGGAGTTCCTTCACTGCAGAATATGTCTGTCCACTATCAACAAGAGAGGTCGCATGATTATAGAGATAATCTGTATAGGAGAGAGGAGTTGACGCAGGAGTATAGCAAAAGGGTACAACATAGATATTTGTAGCATCAAAGTTATTATAGGACCAGATTCTACAACCAGCAAGGCCACTTGCTGTAATTGCAGTAGGCAGTGTTTGTGGAAGTGTTGTATAGACAAGTGTAATCGAAGGACCATCTACAATGGATGAAATATAGACATTTGAAGTGGTTGAAGAGCCATCTGTATTATTCACATAGGCTGACATCTGAACCTGTTTAGCAAACCGCGTAGAGAGATTTGATGAGACAATTGTTCCGTTCGACAATTCAATTCGCGAGGCCTGTGGTAAGCGACCTGCACTTAGATTTGTCGTGGCATTTGCAAAGGAGGTTTCCGTTGCCACTGCAACAGTATTACTGATTGTAACGGTATAGTTTTCAATTGGAGATGCGTAGAAATAATTTCCTAAGTTACAGGCTCCTGTAATTGTACTAAAATACGGAGTGCCATAGACAACCTCTACACCTGAAACCCAATTACAACTCGGCGGAGTTGTGCTCGAATAGTTAAATCGCAGATCGGTAATCGTTGCTGTTCCTGGAACACCATCATAATAGTAGGAATTTGTAACGGCTGCACTTGCGGCAATTCCAGCAGAGGTGCTTTGATAGGCAGTTGTCTGAAGTGTATAGATAGTCGAGTTTGCTACAAAGTTTGCTGAACCAATTGTAATTGTATTTGAATTGTTTAGAAAAAATCCCTGATACTGTGCATTTGATGCACTGTATTTATCATAGACATTCGTAGGTGTTATTGTCAGTGCACTTTGACTTACAGAGCCAGGTGTTGTCGCAGGAAATCCATTGTATTTTTGACCCGGTCCAAGAATTGTGGAAGGTGATGTGAAGAGAGTACTCAAGTAGGCTGTACCAATTCCCTGTGTGCCGCGCGCAGCCGTTGTTTGGATTGGATTTATAAACGCAGAACTTGTCCAATCGGTTGCACTATTTACAAGTGTTGTTACACCTGTTACACCTGAACGTACGCGATTATATGTATAGCCACCTGTAGCATAATACCGTGAAGGGAATGTTATCGTTGTAAAGAATGTATCTTGAACAAGATTCAGAGTACTAATTCCAATTGTAGACGCGATAGGTCCAGTAAAGCCCAGCGAGTTCGTAGCACTTACATTAAATTGATAGGTTGAATCTGGATAGAGAGTGGTTGCTGTAGGACCCGCAAGATACCGAATCACTTGTCCAGATAAACCATCTTGTGGACTCACAAATGTAAAGGGAGACCCCACGGTTGCTGATTGTGAATCAAAGACAGCGGTACCATATCTTCTTCCTGGTATTGGTTGCGAGGTCCATGTAAGATTATATTGAGAAATTGTCGCAACAGATGCTGGGTCTGTATTATCAACAAATGTGGGTGTACTAAAATAGAAATAGAGGGAATTTGATGTTACATTTGTACTATAGAGACGCTGCGGTGTAGTAGGGGGGCCGCCCGAATTGTAGGGTGAGAATATGGTTGATGCGACATTTGAACCCGTGTTATAATTTTTATACCATGCTGTGAAAAGTCCTGAAGTGGTTAGTCCTGAAAGAGATGTATTGTAAAAAACATATGCGTTACGTACAAGACCATCTTGTGGAAACACAATTGACTGTACACCCGAAGTACCTGCAGTTTTTGTAAGAACAACTCCTGTTATATAAGATGTGCCATCGTGATAATTGACATATCCTCCAGAAGAGAGATTATTAATAAGGGTTGTTGGATTAATACTCACTACATTGGTTGAGACGACTGCATTAAGTGAAACAATTTCACGCACCCAGTTGCTCTGAAATCCTACATTAATCTGGTCTGGATAAGTCCATGGAATAAAAATCTGCGATGATTTTGATTGCGGAGTTCCAAACAGAATCGTACTTGGGGCACTAATCAGATAATTTGTAATCCAATTTTCACTAATGGTTACAATACCTGTTCCAGAATCTGGAGTTACTGTAATATGTTCTCCAGCAAGTATTTGAGTTACACCACTACCACCTCCTCCTGTGATACCCGAACCGTTCAGATAGAGAGTACCAGAACTTGTTGTTAATGAATTGACTGCACCTGTTTTCTGGTCAATTAGATTAATGGACGATGCAAAGAGATTTCCAGTACTTATACTAAATGTTGAGAGGATTGGTGGTGCTACATTAAAGATATTTGTTGTTCCATTTGTTACTAGATTTGAAATTCCACCATAGATATTTGTGGTCCCACTTGTTGATAAATTTGTAATTGAACTATAAAAATTATAGGTACCGCCAGGTCCACTACCACCTCCACCTGCCCCTGCTGTTGACCAAAAAGTCCCACCTGCACCGTCAGTATAGAGTACTGTTCCTGCACTTGGATATGTTGATGTTATACTTTGTTGAATATTGAGTTGACCTACATAGAGATTGTCTATCTCATAGACTCTGTAGAAACTCATCTAGTCTATGTCCCGGAACTTTTTTGCGCGCTCTTTTTCCGACCTACTTAAGTGATTTCTACGCAGGATGAGTATGAGCACCGGCTCACAGCACGGTGAAGAATGGCCAGGTATGACTCGATTGGCAGCGAGTCCTTCGGATGCCCTTAAAATCTATCAACCGATGCTCAAAATTGCTCCAGTCTTCGAACGAAAGATTGTTCTTCTGGCAACGGCTACGATTACGGATGAGAATATTTTCAATAATGGCCTGTTCCAAAATGTCTTTTTTCTCCTTCGCATGTTCGAAGCCATGGGCATGTTACCTCTCTTTGTAGTGAATGAGAAGCCCAAGGCGCTCGACAAAGTGCCTGAAGTTCTACGGGGCACCCGCGTGGTGAGTGTAGAGGACTTGGTAAAGCAGCCCATACCTGTGGCCTACTATATTGAGATTGGCATGTCAATCGACCAGATGATGCGAAAGTTTCTCAAGATGATTGGTGCAAAAATCTTCAAGCTCTATTTGGGAAATATTCTGAACATTGATGTGGAGACACCGATTTTTTATCCAAATATGAATTTTGCGCACCATGTAATCGGTGAAATCACAGATATCTGGGTCTCGCCTCACTATGCGCAGCACAGTGAATATGCTCGTCAACTCAATCATGTTGACCCGAGTAACCAAAAAACGATGATTGCACCCTATGTCTGGGACTCGGCAATTCTTACAGAGGATGGAAAGCGTAGTCTCACCTGGCGGCCTCGCCTGCCCAATGAAGAAGAGGTACTTGTCATTATGGAGCCGAATATCAGTTTTCAGAAGTCATGTGTAATTCCGCTCATGATTATTGAGACTTGGTTTCGGAAGCATCCTGATTGGAAGGGTAATGTGCTTGTCATCAACGGTGATCGTGTAATGCAGATTCCCTTTTTCAAGGAGAATCTACTCGGTCAGATGGATGTATTCAAGGCGGGGCGTGTTCAGACTGTCGGTCGCCTTGATATGGTCAATGTCATGAAGCATTTCCCCCATGCGACCTTCCTCTGCCACCAAGTGAATAATGAGTTCAATTACATGGTGCTTGAACTTCTGTGGGCCGGTTTCCCTGTACTGCACAATAGCCGTGCATGGGAGCAGTTCGGCTATTATTATCAGCAGTCGGATGTGAAGGATGGTGCTGCTGTCCTTGAAGAGGTCAGGAAAAATCACCAGGACCGTCTTGAGGCCTATAAGTCACATTCGCGTACACTGGCCTGGAAACATTCTCCATATAATCCTGATGTTCACCGTGCATGGAAGGATTTATTGGGCTTTTAAATTTGAATGCTTTGATTCAGAATCTCTCTGAGTAAGCAATGCCCAGCCGAAAGAGTACACTCATTCGAGAAAATGCTCGCGATTTAGGAAAATGGCGAAAACTAACAAAGGCTGAAGAACAGGAAATAGTAGAACTACAGAATCGTATTCTCTACGGAGGAGATTATTCTCAATTTGGTAATTGTATTACTTGTAATAAAAAACCAAATACGAAGACCCGAACAGATCATCTTATTTCGGCCGTTTATCAGGAAAATGCTCGTTTCCGAAATGGGAAAATTCTTGCAACGGAACATCCTATGAATATGGTATGGTGTTGTAGTGGTGCTTGTAATAATGAAATAAATAAGGCAAAGGCTATCGAGAAAAATAAACAACTAAAGGATTATTACGAATATGTTCTTACTCATATTCCTACAAATCCAATTACGGAAGAAGAGTTTACTAAACTAAATAATGAGACTATCGCAAATGAAATAAAACGCATTGAACACATAAAATATCTACGTGGTCGCTGCGCTTAAAAGTCTTCTTCCAACACTCTTAAGAAAGCAGATGAAGGTCGGCGTCACCACCCATATTCAGTATTCCTTCTTTAGTGGAGGGGCGGGTGGAGCCAGTCTCGCCATTGCAGAAGTCTTCCGAAACCTTGGACATGAAGTCTGGCTACTCAACACAAATGGAGATACTGAATGGTGGGATGACTGTAAGTCGATGCGAGAGACATGGAAGAATTTTATGGTAAATGGCCTAACGGTTCGTGAGGGAAAACTGCCTGGTGGAACACCATTTGACCTGATTATCGAAGTGGAGCGCACTTTTTTCATGAGTGCTGCTGAACGGAAGCGGGCTGCTGGCCATTGTATCTGGCTGCACCGCAAGTCGGCCGTCTTTCATGACATTGAGGCGAGCCTCTACCCGTTTGATATGGCCAAGCGCTGTGTAGATGGACTTGCTGCCGTCTGGATGTTTGATGCGACAACAACGGAGGATGATAAGAATTATCTGGAAACTGTGGCTCGTTGCCCAGTCTATCGTGTACCCTTCACATGGACGCCGAGTTATGTAGAGGTTCATCGTGGTGAGACGAAGGCTCCTGAATGGCTACAAGTGACTGAAACACTCGGTGCGGATAAGCCGTGGTCAGTTCATATCTGTGAGACAAACAATACGGCTGCGAGTAGTATTACATTACCTCTTGTCATCCTCCATCATACAAAGGAGAAGACGAGCTTTCCGTTTGTCAAGTGGACGGCGCATAATGCAGATTCTGTGCTGAAGAGCGACTTCTTTAAGAATAATGTGAAGGCGCACTGCGAAATCCAGGGACTCAGTGGAGAGTTTATTGGGCGTCAGCGTCTTATTGATTGGGTCTATGATGCGAAGAGTTGTGTACTCAGTCACATGCGATTTAATACGGTTCGCCCCTTTCTCCTAGACGCAGTCTGGACGGGTGTTCCATTGATTCACAATAGTCCGTGGGTTCGTGATCTTGTAGGGACTGGATATGAGCGACTCTATTATCCTGATAATCAAGTGATTGCTGCGTCGTCGTGCTTTGAGAGGCTAGATGCCGATTTTAAGGCACGAGTGGGCATCTTTTCTGCAGATGTTCGTGCGCAGACAAAGAAGATGCTTTTGGAGAAGGTCAGTCCGTATAGTCTTTCTATCTGTAATGCCTGGAAGGAGGCTGTTGCGATTGTGCAGGGAATTCAGGTGCCTGCTGCAATGCCTTTAGTCGCAACAACCCCTACCCCTGTTATAGTGGCACCTCCAGTAGTCACTGCGCCTTCGGTAGTGGCGCCTTTGGTGCCCGCAACAGAAAATACGATGAAGGTTCTATTTACCGACATGTGGGATGATTTCAATCCCTCCTATAACATGTTCACCCTTATGCTGAATGAGGCTGGTCGTCATCTAAATCCTCCTGTTTCTGTGGAAGGCTATGGGCCCACAGATACGCGCAAGCCTGATGTCTGTATTTTTGGTCCTTTCGGTTCAAAGTGGACAAGTATTGGAAAGGATGTACCCAAGGTGCATTTCACTGGAGAGAATTCCGTGATTATAAGTTGTGATGATGTGAAGCTCAATATTGGCTTTCAACATGCCGATTTCAAGGACCAGGACTATCTTCGTCTTCCTCTCTGGATGCTCGAAATCGATTGGTTTGGATGTGATAAAGAGCTTATTGCAAATCCGAAACCACTATCCATTGATGCATGCACAAAGATAGATCCTGATCTGGCTCGTAAGAAGAAGTTCTGTGCATTCGTAGTGACAAATCCTTGTAATCCTGTGCGCAATAGTTCATTCCATTGGCTAAGTAAGTATAAGCAGGTTGATTCTGCAGGTCGTCTTTTCAACAATGTGGGCGATGTCATCTTTGCAGGCCGTGGTGGTGGAGGTGGTGAGCTGAAGAAGTTCGAGTTTCTTCGCGACTACAAGTTCTGTCTCGCCTATGAGAACAGCAGTTGCCAGGGCTACACAACAGAGAAGTTCCTTCACGCCAAGGCTGCAGGCTGTATTCCGATTTACTGGGGTGATCCGAAGGTGGACCGCGATTTTGATACGAAGGGGTTTATTAATGCACAAGGTTTCACTCGCCCTGAGGAGCTCATTGATGCGGTGCGGGCAATGGATACTAACCAGGATGCATGGCTGAAGGCGTATTCAGTGCCTGCCCTCGATGATACACGTCGTGATCTTGTGAGGCGAACATTGTCTGAATGCGCCCGCCGCATTTTGCGGATTGGACTTGGCCCTGACGCAAATCTTGATGCAATTCCGCGATTTATTGGCGCAACAACGGATGCTGAGGCTGCTGCACTTTCTAAGGTGGTTCCCAAGTCAACAGAAATTAAAAATGTTGTTGTTGTGACTGCAGCCACTGCGCGTTTCCTACCCTCTCTTCATCAACTCCTCGTTTCTATCCATGCACAGAAACAGAACACAAAATCTCTTAACATTGAAGGTGAAATCTGGCTCGGAAAGGATGTAGAGGATTCAACCAAAGATGAACTTGTCAAGGAATTCTCCTGGGTAAAGTTCAATCGGTTTCCCACTGAGACGCCGGCCTCGTTTCCTGATCTCTGGGAATCCAAGCATTTTGCTTGGAAACTCTGGATTTACCAGCATATGGCTACAAAGGCCGAGCATGCTGGTAAACTCTGCCTCTATCTCGACAGCGGTATCTTCATGTGTCGTTGGCCGGTTGAGTGGATGCAGATTGCCAATAATGCCGGTATCTGTCTCATTAATGATACTCACCAGATAAATAAGCACTGGTGCCACGAATACTTCTGTAAGACACTCGCAGTCACCAACGCAGAGAAGGCGGAGAATCAAGTGCTTGGCGGAATCTGCGCCTTTGTAGCAGGTCACGCGGCCTCTAAGGAGTTATTCGGACAGGCATGGAGACTTGCACAGGATAGGGCTCTCATTGTAGGTGAAAAGTGGTCGGGGCTGGCAGCTGATGGCAAGCCCTTCGGTCACCGTCACGATCAGAGCATTCTGAGTATTCTTTCGAGCCGCATGAGTCTCCCGCGTTTTCCAATTGATTCTGTGTATTGTGATGAGTCACTTCGTAGGACATTTATGAGTAAGAAGGCATTCTATGTTCATCGCGGCGCATTTACTGTTCATAAGCAGTTTACTGAAGGAATTGACGATTGCTATGTAATTAATCTGGACCGTCGTGCGGATCGTATGGACAAGTTATATGCAAATATGCCGATGCTTCAGGGACGCATCAACCGTGTAAGTGCAGTGGAAGGTCGTACGCTGCAAATGACACCTGCCATTGCTCGTCTCTTCCGTCCTCATGATTTCAAGTGGAAGAAGCCTGTTCTTGGCTGCGCCTTGTCACATCTTCGAGTCTGGTGGCAACTCGCAAATGAGCGTGATGATATTGGCTCCTATCTAATTCTGGAGGATGATGTCAAGATGTCACCTGACTGGGAGGCGCGCTGGAAGGCTGCAGTGCCGCATATTCCCGATGATTTTGATATTATCTATCTGGGTGGTATCCTGCCACCGAATCGTGAGGGTTTTGAGGCTGCAAAGGAGCCCGTAAATGCACATTTTTCGCGTGTAAAGGAGAATACTTTCTTCGGTCAGACCAAGCCGAATCGCTATTTCCACTGGTGTGCGTACTCCTATGTACTCAGTCGCAAGGGTGCCCGTAAGGTGCTTGAAATTCTCATGGCAAAGGATGGCTACTGGACGAGTGCCGATCATATGCTCTGTAACCCAGTGGAATTTCTGAGTATGTATTTCCTGGATCCTCTTGTCGCTGGTTGCTACCAAGATGAAGATCCTCGCTACCAGGGTGCCGCCTTTAATGATTTCAGTCGTAAGGATGACTTTGATAGTGATCTCTGGAATAACAATGAGCACTTCAACACGGTTGATTGCGAGGCGATGAGCCGTCTTGATGGACCTCCTGATATTGCTCGTGCACTGGCCGATTCTCTTCAACTTAGCTCAGACAGTATTACTACAGAGCAGTCGATAGGGAAGGAGGCTCCTGAGGTTGCTAAGGAGCGACTCCGCGGAGCGCTACCTGCTCATCCTCTCTGGAGACAACTTGAATCCGCAATTACTATGCGAGAGGCGCTTCTCGGTCGCGAGCTTGCCTTTGAGATTATGCGCGCCTGGCAAATGGAGTGGAATGAAAAGACAGATGAGGAGTTTACGGCATTTTTAACTGCCATGCGCGATGAGACATTCGCAGGTCTGCCGTCAAAGAATGAACTGAGCGAACTCTACAAACAATGGGGTATTCTAACAGATTCGGCAAGTCAAGCAGGCAAAACCTGGCCCGAGCAGGTTCGCCGTGCACTCGAACTCTTTATGAATTATCTACCTCGTGCAACGGACCCTCCTAAGAAGATGAAGGGTCGTCGTATTCTGAAACTCAAGGAACAGATACTTGACCTTGGACTTCTCTACGAAGGAAAGTGGCTGAAGGAACTATTTGGAGAAGGACAGGACCTCTGTACAGACGATATTAGTCTCGGCGACCCCCTGCCAAAGGATGAACCGATTCTTCTGCTAATGAAGCCCTGGTGGATGAGCTGGATGCCGATTATTCAACGCTTTGCTGAGACTGGCACAAAGTTCTATGTAATTCATCTGAGTGACGAGTTTGTCTCAGATCCGATCGAGTTTTACGGCCTGGCCCAATGCCTAGGTGTTGTCCGTATGTACTGGCGCAAAGAACTTGAGCAATATGGAGAGAAGGTCACTGTCATTCCACTCGGATATCATTGGACTCGCTTCTCAGGAATCAAGAATCCTCTACTGGATACTCCGCGACTCCCGTTCCGTGAATTCATTTGGTCCTTTGCAGGCACAGATTGGCGCGGACGAAAGGAGGCCATGAAGGGTCTTGAACTGATTAAGCCAAATTATGTGCGCTGGTTTGGACAGTGGAATGATCCTGGTATGCTCTCAGAGGATGCCTATCTAAGTATGCTGCTGAATTCGAAGTTCGTTCCTATTCCCGCAGGAAATAATCATGAGACCTATCGTTTGTATGAGGCATTGGAATGCGGATGCATTCCTGTTTATATCCGCCAACCTGGAGATGAAATGTTAGTGGATAAGCATTTTAAGGCGTGGCTTCCCATTGTTGATCTACCGTCATGGGACCATGCGGCTGCACTCATGTTCCAACTGTCAACGAATCCTGAAGTGATGGAACAATATCGAAATGGAATTTTAGATGGATACGGGCGGTGGAAGCTCGAAGTCGCAAAGAAAGTTCGGTCTACTCTCCGTATTTAGTGGAAAAAGCAAACTCAGGAGAGAGATAGAGATGGGAGGGGGTACATTAATAAATACTGTTCTTGAAAAACATAAACGCTACGGAGATGTTTATGTTAAGAATGACTTTTTCTGGGGAATTGGTATTGAATGTGAGTCGTATTTTGAAATGACAAAACCAGTTACAGTCACAGATAAATTTATCCGTGAGAATCATCGTCCTGAGCGATACAGTGTAAATTACTATAACAGTTATAAACCAGCACTTTTAAAAAGCACACTTGAACTTCTAACCATGAAAAAACCAGACTTTAATCTACCGCTTTTAATTAATGCGCATGCAATTACAAAAACAGATAAATTCTTAGAACACGATACACTCTATAAAAAGGGAACACCACCAAATCCGGCATTTCAGGGAAAGACGATTTTTGATGCACTCAAGAAAAAGGAACCCGCCTTATTTGAGAAACTCTATGAAACGAATTATACCTTTGATGGAGACAGTGTTGAAATTATAACGCAGGATTTTTACAAGGCAACCGTTAAAAAAGTGTTTACGGAATTCACAGAATCACGAAAACGCTTTGAAAAGGCTATACACACAGTCTTTGCTGAACAGTGTCTACTTTTAGAACACGGGCAGATTCAATGGGCTCGGCAGAATCACGGACTCGCTGTTATGGCAACAAATAAGAGTAACTTGGCTATTTTTAACAATGGAACCTATCATATTAACTTGACTCTGCCTACACAATTAAATGAAGAAGGAAAGATTGCGGATTTTCCACTTTTTGAGAAACAACACTGTACACTCATTCGCTATATTCAGTGGCTAGAGCCGCTTCTTATAGGTGTATTTGGTTCAGCGGATTGTTTAGCAGCGGTTCGACCTGACCTCTACGCAGCGGGTACACAGCGTGGAGCGATGTCGCGCTATATTGGTCTCGGTTCCTATGATACGAAGAAAATGGAAAAGGGAAAGATTCTCACCGTTGAACTCGATACAGTTCGGTCAACATGGTATACTGCCTACCATAAGACCTCTGGATATGAACCCTTAAAAACAATTGGCCTCGATATTAATTTTAATAAACACTGGAATCACGGTATTGAGATTCGATTCTTTGACTGGTTTCCTGATGGACGACTTCTTGGCCTTCTACACTTTTTAGTGTTTATCATGGATGTGAGTCTTGATGAATATAGTGCACCGGATCCTTTGGAGAATCCAATCTGGAACGGATGGATGGAACGCGCCGTTCGTCTGGGAGCTGCTGCGGGTGCTACGAGTGCTGAGGCGGAATTACTGACAAAAATTCTCTGTGTGGAGTGCCTAGTGTCTCATGATCTCAGTGTTGTCTTTGCTGACTTATTTCATAAATTGTCGAAGAAATGGCGCGGAAAAGGTCCTTGCTCGGCACTGTTTCTTGAAGATGAACTGAAGGTGGAACCCGCGGTTGTTCCCGTTGCATCTGTTACTGTCATGCCGAGACGGGGTTGGTTTGACTGGGTTTGGTGGCCTTTTCGTCGATGCTAACTGAGCAGCAGCAGAGGTAGCCGAAAGGATTGGGCTTTGCAGGAGTTTTGGGTTTTACTGGTGTATAGAGTGCGGACCACTCCTTCAGTGTGTATTGATTCCCCATTGAAAGATTGCACTTTGGACAGATTGGAAAGAGATTATTAATATCAGTGGGACCGCCCTTTGATTCAGGAACATCGTGGCCGCATTGAAAATCAAAAACAGAGATTTTATTTTGGCACCAGGTCGTTGCACACTTGGCTTCAAAGTTGCGTCCATTGTGTTGTAACCAGACTTGTTCCCGTAGAGCTGCAGAGATTTTAGCCTTTACATAAGGTTTTTTTCTGAAGGAGTTGACAATGGAATTCATCTGGAATCGCGTGGGTCGCATTATTCTTTTAGAGGGGGCGTTCTTAAAACCACAGGGCATGTATGAAACCACTGAACCACTGATTCCTTATTTTTATAGAGATGATAGCCTCCATAGAGATATGGGAATAGGAATGCAACGGGGACTTGTAGGTACTTTTCCCTTTGCGCAGCATATGCCATGCCTGCACCACCTGCAAGTCCAAATGTAACATAATGTACAGTTCCAAAGGTGCGTATCGTTTGAGTTGCTGTTTGGACCAAGTTGTGTTGGAGTAGATTCGATGCCATTTCTAGTTGTTGATTGCTTTTTACACAGAGTCAAATTTTGGATAAACCTATCTAAAGTCAACTGTACTAGGTGTTCTAGATGGCAGATTCATTCCCCGAGTACCTGAAGAGTATCCAGGCGCAGCTTGCAGCCAATGCCCCCGCGCCTTCTGCCACTGCGCAGGCACCTTCTCCTCTTGTAGGTCAAATCAAGAACGCGGCAAGTCTTGTAGATAGTGTTAAGATGGACGCAAAGCCTGTAGATGCCAAGTCTGGTAACCTCCGTTTTATGCTCGTATCCACTCACCTTCAACAGTACACAGGCTACAGCCGTGTAAGTCACAACCTCATTCGTGAACTCACTAAGCAGAAGGATATCTCAGTAACACACTACGGATTCCAGAAGTTCCCCACGGCACCTGCAAACTACCGCCCCTATCCTGCGGATGTCGATGTGATCGACGCTGCGGCTACGGAGAAGCCGGCTCAGCAGGGCTTCGGGTTTGCGGGCCTACCTGATGCAATCCGTAAGAAGAAGCCGCATGTTGTCATGATTTACAATGACATGTCCATTATTGCCAAGTTCCTGGAGGAGATTCGCAAGTCAGGTGTCAAGCGCGACTTCAAGATTTGGCTCTATGTGGACCAGGTCTACACCTGCCAGCTCCAGGGCTACATTGACATTATCAATCGTGATGCGGACCGCGTCTTTGCCTTTACGAGTTTCTGGAAGAAGTGCCTCAAGGACCAGGGTGTAAATCGTCCGATTGACCTGATTCTTCACGGCTTCGACAAGCAGCTCTATTTTACGGTACCGCGTGAAATGGTGCGCAAGCAGATGGGTATTCCTGATGATGCCTTTGTCTATCTGAATCTAAATCGCAACCAGCCGCGCAAGCGCTATGATCTTCTGATTATGGCATTTGTAGAGCTGCTGGTGAAGAATCCGACGAAGCCGATTTTCCTGATGTGCGTGTGCGATAAGGGTGAGAAGGGTGGGTGGTGGCTCTTTGAGATTTTCCAGCGTGAACTGAAGATGCGTGGTGTGGCTGTAGAGATGTTTGCGAATCGTCTCATGATTAGCAGCCAGGATATGACCTTCCGCGATGAGGAGATCAATCTGTTCTACAATGTTGCCAATGTCGGTGTTAGCACGGCAGACGGTGAGGGCTGGGGTCTCTGCAGTTTTGAGCAGATGGGTGTGGGTATTCCGCAGGTTATCCCTGATATCGGCGGCTTCAAGGAGTTCTGCCGGCCGAATAACTCTGTGATGGTCAAGCCGAAGCACCGTTACTATCTACCGATGGTCTATTCGCCGGTTGGTGGTGAGGCGGAGGCGGTTGACCCTCACGATTTCTGCTTGGCGATGGAGGAGTATCTCTTTGACTCCAAGAAGCTGGCTGCGCACGGTGCAGCGGCAAAGGAGATGGTACTCAGTTATACCTGGGAGCGTGCCACGGAGACATTCATCAAGCGCCTGCTTGAGACCAAGAAGGAGCTTGCGGATGATGGGGAACTTTAAAGAAGGGATATAGACTAGAATGGCTGTAGCCGTATTTGATACCAAGGTCGTAGGTGAAGTATTGTTTAGCAATACGCCAAAGGGATGCCGTGTCCATGCGACCTTTACGAAACTACCACCTGGTGAGCATGGATTCCACATTCACAAAGCGGGAGATTTACGAGGAGAGGGTTGTAAGGGAGCCTGTGATCACTATCACATTGGTGCGCCGCAGCATCATGGTGGACCACCTGGTTCTGGTCAAAGGCATACAGGCGACCTTGGAAATATAAGCGGTAAGTGTGAGCGGAGTTACTATTTGGCCGGTGTTCGTGTAGAGGATTTATGGGGGCGGTCAGTCATCGTACATGCGGATGCAGATGATTACGGTCGAGGAGGTGAAGAGGATTCGCATACCACTGGACATTCAGGTGCTCGAATTGCATGTGCTGTAATTGGTCGACTGAAGGGGTGTACCTAAATCAAAAGTAATTTCTTAATAAGATGAAGCATTTGCAACTTTAATTGGAGGTTGCCATATTGTAGATGTGCTGCGAAATGTCCTACTTTCCAAGAATTATGTAGATTGATTTCAACGACTCTCGCACATGTCTGAAAGTTAGGTTGAGGTACAACGATAAATTCATGTCTACAGTCAAACTTGTATAGAAAATTAAAAATATCCTGTTCCCATGAATAACCATTCTTAGAAAGAGGATTCATATCACCTAACTTCCATGCACTATCAAGAATAGTCATTGAATCTGGTGTTGTCTTAAAAAACATAATTCCACAATTGATATGACTACTAATTTCTCCAGGTATATCTGAACTTACAAGAATATTTGCCTTTGATTTACGAAATCCATACAAGTCAATGAAATAAGAGAGAGGTTTTTCCATATCCGTTACATATATATCATCATCCATCCATACAACAAAATCTAGATTAGATTTTTCTGATAGAATTTCATTTCGTAGAACAGGAATCTTATTCCATGACGGATGTCTATCTGTAGGAGGTAAAGTAGTATGTACTGTGCATTTATAATTATGCATTTGTGAATATACTTTAAAACGCATAAATGTTTCTGAATAGAGTGCTTCACGATCTGAATAACTTACAATCGAAATTTTATATTTATTTATATTTCGAATAGCAAAACTCACTATACCATCATCTGCAAATGCATTGATTTCAAGATTATATTTACTGCAAAAAGCATCAATTGCCTCTTTAGTAAAGTGTTTTATTTCAGAATTTCCTTTTTCAGAATTTAGAGCATAATCGTGTCCCATAATCCATCCACCCTCCTTTACAGCATAACGAGCCGCTTCTAAATCGTTCTTAACTGCTTCAAGTGAATGATCTCCATCAATGTATACAGCATCTAAATGACCATCTGGAATACGGTTAAAAAAATCTTCACTTTTCTCACGACAGATGGATACATTTGTATGTACAAGAAATCGATTCTTTACAAATCCATTCAAAAGTTCTAACTCATAAAATTCCATATTATGACCATTCACATCACCACTTCCCATCACACCAATTGTAGAGATATAAGGATCAATGCCATACAGTTGTTTCGGTTTGAGAGTATCAAGCATATACTGTGTAAATTCACCTGTAAATACGCCAATTTCAGCAATTGTTGAATCTTTGGATATAAGATCCTTGACCATCTCTTCACGAGTACTGTAGTGTTTTGTCATACTAGAACAATTCTTCATATAAGCCTTTATACCATTCAATAGATATTAACAGATTTTTTTCCACCATCTACGGGCAGTTGCCGAACGGGCCTTTGCTGTGCGGGCTAAGTCAGAATCTGTTGTTTGATAGGTCTTTCCACAGAGAAGAAAACTGTGTACACGCGCATACCCCCATTGCTGTTCAGTCGCACCAGGGCGGTGACCCGTACGCCAGGCGGCCATACCCCGATTGTAAGAGTCGCGGATTTCTTTAAGGGGAACTCCTGTAGCCTTGGCCTTCTGCTCTAAGGAGGTCGCCTTAGGAAAGAGTTTCCGCCATCGTTGTGTATAGGAGGATGACCGCTTCCTCGTACCGCGGTCTGTTTTGAATCCCGTATAGGCTCTCGGATCTTTCCAATGAAATTGCTTAAAATGCGCAATCTCCTTGGCACGCTGAGTCTTTTTTCGAGTACTGAGGCCTCTGAAATATTTGGGTGGCCAGAGTTTTCCTACCATCTAGTAGATGCAGAGACAAGGTGGTGGCGCAGGCAAGTTACAAGGTGGTGGCTGTGGATGTGGAATGCCTCCTATGTTTGGCGGATACCGTATCACAGCGCGTAATCGCAAGTATCTGAAGAAGTATCGTGCTGGCAAGCCGATCGGCTTTACAATGCGTGCAAGTCTGAAGGCGAAGGGTCTCATTCCCCGCACAAGTCGCAAGTACCGTGGCCGCAAGGTGGTCGGGCCCAAGTATAAGACTCGTAGAAATCGGCGGTAAAACTCTGCCAGTCCATTCTAGATGTCGGTGACGGCGCAGCAGGCCTTGGTCCAAATAGCAAAAGACAAGGAAAAGGAAAAAGAAGTCTTACTTACTCGTTCTGGATATGAAGTAAGTGAGGCTTTCCATGCGTACCAAACTGCGATTAGTGAAACAGGTGTAACGGCGATAGGCAAAGCGCTACATTTTGCTGCAGACCTAGTCTGTAGTGGGGCCATTGACCTCTGGATGAAAGTCGCCTGGGACTATGCCATTTTTCATGTGGGACTCGCTTCACCTCGGGTATTTGTTTATCTGAAGAAACGATTCACTGAATTGCTCGTCTTGACCAAGAAGTTTCCGCAGGAGCAACTCTACAAAGACGAGGAATTCCAAACTCGAATTGGAGAAGTGATTTTTGTTCTGAATGGATGTCCCCGACGCGCCTGTATTAAATGGCCGGCCGTTGGTTCAGAGACTCATGCAGAAGGATGGCTACAGGCTGTTCGACAGGCTCCCGATGTGGCTGCTGTGAGCCGTACATGGAAACATGAGAGTGATTTGATGCCAATGAGAATCGCTGCAAATGAAATTGTGAAGGCGTGTACGGATGGTGCCACGGAGCGTGCCTTTTTCTGGGTCCGATGGCTTCTTGAAGAGGATAGTATCGTCAGGAAAAACAATCTGGGTGCTGGACTGTCAACAATGGAACGAGGGCCCGCGACACAGTCCAGCAAAAAGCGAACGGATATGGGGTATTTTTTATTAGCAGTCTTTGCGGAAGTCTATAAGGATCTGGCTGCTAGGAATCTCACCCGAATGCACGAGGAGTTTCAATGTCTGATTGATATGTGGCGCGGTGAGGTGCCCCTCACGCAGAAAATGAAACGGGAGATTCTCGGAATTTTAGTTCTGATTCTTGCAGAAGTTCCGCGTTGGAAAGTGCCGGCTGCACCGACTCTGGTCAAGGACCCCGTACAATTATCACGAGCCGTTGCGCAGACATACAAATTCTTTTCAGAAGTGCTTGTATATCCACCTGTAAACAAAGCGGCTGTGAAGATTGGTGCAAAGAAGAAATCAACTGGACGGAAAATCACCGATGGTGAGAAGAAGCAGATGAATCTGGAGGAGCATTTAGCTGCCTATGATGCGGTTGTAAACTCGTACTTGGGAATTGATTGACGGATTTCTTTGAAATCCTAAGAGGGTGTCGATTTAACGGCGGCGTGTTGACTTCTTGCCCTTGCGATGCTTTCTGCGTGTCTGGCGACGGCCACCACGACCGGCCTTACTAACATTAATAGTTCCAGTAGGGGCTTTTGCAAATCTGGCTCCTTGTTCTGCAGCTACTTCACGCGCCATTGCAGAAAGAAATCTATTAGTCGCTGTACTACTAGTCGCTGTAGCAGGTATGCTACTTTTTTCTGCCTCAAATCCCTGCTGTAATCTTTGTATTTCAGGATTTCGCATTAATTCTGTAAGAAGATCAACAGAAGCACTTGTAATAGCCTGTGCAGATTGTACAAGTGTTCCGTTGGGATTCACTGGTGTACGACTTGCAAGAAAACTTCTCATTTTTGGAAGTTCTTCCTTTTTAAGACGTTCCCATTCCGCTTTTCTATCAAGCACTCCAGGAATGTCGCGCGCCTTATAATAATTGAGTAGAACTTTAAGATTTGTTATAATCTGCAAGTCTTCTTCAGTTGGACGTAGTTGAGCTCTATCAAATTTATCTAGTTTTTCTTCTACTGCCGCAATGGCTTTTGCTCGTGCATCGCTTCCAATTCGAAATTCATTTGCCTTTTGAATTTCTTGAAAGATAGTTCCGTGACTTACAATTCCAGCAAGCTGCTTTGCAGCTATAGCAAGTTGTTTAGCAAGAGACATCTACTCTGTACATTGAAAATTTGAACCCGCTATTTAAATGTACGGTATACAAAAACATACAGAATGTCCACACTCCCAGAGATTGTCAAGAAGCTACGCAACGCATCAGATGCATATTACAATGGTGATAAGCCTCTGATGACAGACGACGAATATGATGAACTCAGAGATGAACTGGCACAGCGCAGCCCAAACCACCCCTTCTTGAAGATGGTCGGGGCACCTGTTGGCTCAGGAGCAATTGCCCTACCGTTCATCATGGCCTCTCTCAATAAAATCAAACCGGGTACAGGTGCAGTGGAGAACTTTAAGAACAAATCTGTCGCCAAGCATTGGCATCTGAGTGAGAAGCTCGATGGAATCTCCGCACTCTGGTATGAGGGTCGTCTCTATCTCCGCGGCGATGGCCAGATGGGTGTGGAGGTGACGAAGTTTGCTCCGCATATTCAGGGCCTCAAGGTCTGTGAGCACCCTGTTCGCGGAGAGCTCGTCGTACCTCGTGCTGAGCCGTGTGTGGCCGGAACCCTAGCGAGGTCGTGGGTAAATGGCCAACTCCACCAGAAGGAGCCGCAGCCGGAACTTCGCGCAGTAAAATTTATCGCCTACGAGATCATTGGAGAGGGAAAGCCAGCAGAGCAGTTTCGTGCGCTGCGTGAGGCCGGCTTTGAGGTTCCGTGGAATGTGGCCATCGGTGAAGCCGAGTTCACGGAGGAGAATCTGGCAACCTTTCTGCGGCTGCGCCGTGAGAAGTCAGTCTATGACACGGATGGCATTGTAGTTGCTGAGAATACCACAAGTCCTGTACCCAAGGGTGCCGTTAAGAACCCAACAAATAAGATGGCCTTCAAGATGGTGATTGCAGACCAGTGCGCCGAGACAACCATTGTAGAGGTTGAGTGGAATGCAAGTGCCCAGGGCTATCTGATTCCGCGTCTCCAGATTCAGCCGGTCGTGGTTGGAAGTGCACGCATCGAGTTCGTCACAGCGCACAATGCAAAGTTTGTCGTCGAGAACAAGTTGGCTCCTGGAGCCAAGATTGTGATTCGGCGCAGTGGAGATGTGATTCCCGCAGTCGACCATGTAGTTACGGGAGGTGCCGCACCCAAGATGCCTGAAGGTAAGGAGGGACAGGCCTGGAAGTGGGATGCGAATGCGACGCATCTTGTACAGATTGCTGGCACGGCGGTTAGTACCGAGGTGCTCAAGGCGCAGCTCGTTCATTTCGCCAAGACCATGGAGATTGTCGGTATGGGACCAGGCGTTGTGGCAAAGTTGGTCGATGCAGGTGTCGACTCTGTTCGTAAGCTCTTTGGCGCGAAGTCGGCAGACCTGATTCGCATTATCGGTAAGACACTCGGTCCTAAGATTATCGCCGAGCTGGAAGCCATTGCGAGTCGTGCCACTGAAATCCAATTGATGGTGGCAAGTTCTCGCATGCCCCGACTCATTGGTGATACGAAGCTGAAGGTTCTCTTCGACCTGAAGACAGACCCTCGCCAGTGGAGCACACTTCCGGCTCCTCAGGGCTGGTCTGCTGACAAGTTGGCTGAGTTGATGGCAGCTCTACCTGCCTATGAGGCCTGGCGACGCAGTGAGACTCCGCATATTCCGTATCCGATTCTGCCTGCTGCGATGCCTCTGGCGCCTGCACTACCGCAGGTAGCCAAGGGCACAGTCTGCTTCACGGGTGTTCGTTCAAAGGAACTGGAGGCCGAACTAGAGGCAGCCGGTTGGAAGATCGTCAGTTCTGTGAGCGGAAAGCTGGGTGTCCTGATTGTCGCAGATACGGATGGCGCGGACTCCAGTGAAAAGGCGAAGAAGGCGCGCGACCTCGGTGTCCGTATTCTCAAGATTTCTTCCGTCAAAAAGGAACTCGGCTTAGTCTAGAAATGGCGAGTGTAGTAGCCTCCATTGGAATCGTCCTTCAAAATATTTTTTCAGTCTTTACGGGCATGGGTGCATACTTACCACCTGGTACATGGATGGTGCTCATGGTTATGCTTGTTGTTGGAATCATTGTGGGAATCTCACTCTATGTCTCCAAGCAACCTACTGTGGCAAGTACGCTTAAAAATCAACTCGCCCTCTATCAAGCACCCTATGACTCGCTAAGTACATCACGGCAGGGTATAGACGACTATCTGGCTCGTCCAGAAGTTCAAGCCTCGCAGGGAAATTGGGTTCTATTGAACTTTGCTCCATTGACTCTTATGAATGCAGGATATGCCGGTCCGTATATGAATGGTGTCTATGATCCGCAGACAATTCGGCAGGCACTCGACCTCGGATTCCGTACCTTCAAGTTCCATATTGACTATTACACAGGCTCCAATAAGAAAGACTTTGGAGCGGTTGCAGGTGAGCCGTGTCTGATACATCGTGATGATAATGGAATCATCCGTTCTCTCAATGCTGGAAGGCTTTCAGAGATGATTGCTGCCCTTGATGAACAGGCCTTTTCACCAAGTCTACCCACAGGCAACGACCCTCTGATTATTATCTTGGATTTCAAGAATACTCCCGATCCTGTTCAGACACCTGAACTCTATAAGAGTTTCCTATCCGCAGTAAGTAAACAGATTCAACCCCTGCGCAGAACACTACTCACTCAACTTGGAGAGAGTTATTTCAATAATCTACAAAATCAGAATCTTCTATTCACACAGAATTTCCAGAGTCTCAGGAAAAAGACACTTATCTTTACAAATGCCGATACAACCTGCTTTACAAAGGGGAGCAGTGCGCCAACAACGGCAGAGAATCTCCGTATGATGATTCACGCCCAACTCTATACAATGGATGGTGGTAGTGCTGAAGGCCTCACACCACCTGATACAGTCACACAGGCGGCTCCAAGTGGAACACAGATGGCAATTGGTAAACAGGCCCCCGCCTACTATCTGAATACGCCTGAGACTCAACTCACAGCCATGCAGAATAAGACAAACAACACCTATGCACTTGTAGATCCTGGTTCACAGAATGTTTCAGGTGCAGATAACCATACACTCATGACAACCTACGGAGTGCAAATGATTCCCTTTTTCCTCTACAATACATCGGCAGAGACACTCTCTATGTTCAAAGGATGGGGCTCCTATAGTTGGAAACTAAAGCCTGCTGCGCTCCAGTACATTGTAGTGAAGACAGTACCTCCCGCAAAACTCAGCCAGGCTGCAAATGCGCAGGGAGGTAATGTAAGTCCGCCCGCGCTTCACTTGTAAAAAGAAAGGGCCATAAATAGATGGAGGAGTTACATCAATATTCCCCTGCAAGTAAAGTTCTTGAAAAATCAATTTTCAAAAAACAGATTGAAGATTTAAAAGCGGCAGCAGAGGAGGCCGCAAAGAAAATAGACTACGATACTGCACATGATGAAGAGATTCGTAAGGCGATTGGCGTTGTAGAGACCTTTCTACGAAAGTCAAAACGAGTCTGTTATGGAGGACAGGCTATTAATACCTATATGCCTGAAACTCTAAAGTTCTACAATGAAGAGTATGACCTTCCAGATTATGACTTCTTTACACCCTTTGCGGACCGCGATGTGACTGAATTAGTAATACTTCTTCAGAAGGCGGGATTTACAGAAGTGAATGAGCGCATCGGTATTCACAAAGGGACTCGCAAAATTCTCGTAAACTTTATTCCGATTGCAGATATTACTGAGGTTGAATCAGGGCTCTATCGCACCTTTCTTAAACGATCTACTATTACAAATGGCATTCATTATGTAGATCCTGATGTTCTTCGTATGAATATGTATCTGGAGCTCAGTCGTCCTGCAGGTCAAGTAGCTCGTTGGGAGAAGGTGTTTGAACGACTCCTCCTATTGAATCTGGCGCAGCCTATGGATACATGTAGTGGAAAAACAATTAAAGAGAAAAAGATAGAGCCCTACATTCGGAAAAAGATTCTGAATTACATTATTGAAGAAAAGCGCGTTCTGGCAGGCGCAGAACTCGGATTTATCTACAGAGCATCTGCACAAGAAAAGTTACCCGAGATGAATTGGATTCTGGAATCTGGAGGTGCGATTGTCTTTTTTTCTTCCGATATCTACAAGGATGCTGAAAAGATACAGACGATGCTCGGATATAAAAAAACTCGGCGTCAAACAGAGCGTGGTGTTGAAGATTTTCTTCCTCGTCGCATCTTAATAAAAAAGGGTGACCAGACGGTTATCATGATTATTGAAGAGATGGCATGTAATGCGTTTAATGAACTTAAAATGGAAGGCCGCACTCTACGAATTGCAAGCTTAGATACACTTGTCTATTTGTATATTTTACTAGGAATCTTTACAAAAGATGAAGATAAAATTGGTACACCACTCCTATGTCTTGCACAGCGACTTGTTGAATTGGAGAATAAGATTCGTACTTCACCGACTCACACCTTTCCTCTCTTCTCCATTAAATGTTCTGGACATCAAAAGACATATCCGTCGCTCCTTCGTGAAAAGGTAGCGAGAATTGAAGCGCAGAAAAAGAAATCGGGTCGGCGTAGGAAGAGTCAAAAAGTTGAAAAGCGCCGCTCTGGTACACGGAAGGTAAAACATGTCAGAATTTGATGAAGTACTTGATGACTGGCATCTACTGAAGAAGACTGGGCTCAAGTCACGGAAGCAGGTTGGAAGCCTAGTACGAAGCACCTATGCACCAAAGCATAGTCAGGCGGATGAACAATCACCTCTTTGGTGGCACAAAGAAGCGCTACGAAACAAGTGGTTTGGATATGTTCTAGATGGGTCACCTATGGATGGAAGTGCCATGTTGGGCATATGTAGTGTTCGTGGGATTACCTATGTGACCCATATTTCAAATCTGCGTCATCGTGAGCGACTTGAACTGGCTGCTCGCATCTTTGGATTGAATGTACGGTTCTGTGAAACAATGGAGGAATTGGCTAGCTTGAAGGGGTTTCTGATTCGTTGAAAAATAGCACCAATTAGTATAGAATGCGTGCGACTCGAAAGAGAATGACTAAGAAGCAACGCGCTAGAAAGTCAAAGCGCACCATGCGAAAGAGAGTTCAACGGGTCAGAAAGATGCGCGGAGGTGATGTTCTTCACAAACTACCCGATGATAATAATTATTTAACCTACTATGGCAAGCTTGTAGATATGTCTGGAAATGAAATATCTGACCGTGATTTAGACGGGGATTCATGGGAGATTATTAATACAAAACTTCAAGAACATGCAGCCGAGACATTTACAGGGGCCGATGAAATCATCGAAGTTGGCTACGGAGGCGATAATGGAAACGGAATAATTACAGTAAAGATTCCCGAGGGAGCAAGTAATGCTCCTGGTTCAAGTGTAGCCCTTCATGTGGTGACAAAACTTCTGGGACCGATGATTTTTGATATAGATGACCAAACCTATCGGATGGATTTTAAAGTTAACTTTGGAAACTAATCATTTACTAGAAGGTCATGAAAGTAGTGACAGGGCTACTCGCCCTTGGATTTTGTATAGTTCTTCTACTGCTGATACGATATATCCGCAGCGAAGAGGGGTTTGCCGATAAACCTGTTGCTGTCTATGATTTTACAAAGTTTTTTGCACCGTTTCAACTCGAGGCCATCTGTCCAGTTTGGGATACAGTCTATACAAACTTCAAGGGTGGTTACAAAACAGACGACAAAGGTCACCAACTTCCCGAGGATATTGTTAAAAAGGCAACGGATGAAGCGATTGCAAAGGCACTTCCTAAAGGAGTTTTTCCGTGCCCCTTTGAATTTCCGAAGGGCAAGGACCTTGACATAGTCCTTACATGGTTGACTAAACAGGATAAGAATCTATTACTTCAGGCTCATACAACTCTTGTCTTCTGTAAGACACAACTGGAGTCAACACTAGCGACAGCACATAAATCAATTGACGACATGAAGAATGGGCGGAGCAGTGATGGATTTATAGATATGTTTCTTACACAGTGCTCAGCGGAGGAACTTCTTGCACGGGCAGCTGTACCGTTGCAGTGTGTTGACCCTACAATTGAACTTGGTACGGAGGCGAACCAAATCAAAGCGCAGGACCCGGCAGCAACAATAGAAGCCGTGAAGAAGAAAATTGAGATTACAAAACTCTTGACAGCTATGTGGTCGGCCTATGCGACGGCCATTCCTCCAGTTCAGCGTATTGATTTTGCCGAGACAATTCAACACTGTAAAGATATACTAGCCGAACTCGCTGCAATCAAAAAGAAACTCGAGTCAGGTGAAACAAGTTTTTAAAGTAGAGGCATGTCGCGGGTCTATTCAAAGACGCCAAGTGGAGGTGACATTGCAAGCAGTGTAACAAATAAGGTAATCCTTGCTTCACAGCGCTGTGCTGTGGCTGCTGCGGTCGCAAAGGCACGGTGGAATCCTCCGTGCGCCGGTTGTAAGCCTGCAGTCTATACGAGTACAGGTGGAAATACTAGTTCTGGGTTACTCCAACAACAGATGAATACTCGTGACACTATAAACTCGACCCAGGCGAATCAGATCGCAAATCAACAACTCCGAGGCACCTCGGGAACAAACTATGCGCTCTATCTTCAAAGCCAAACACTACTCAACTATGCTCCGGCGACTGACCCTGCACGCCGATTCTTGGCCTATCAAGGGAACTTTATCCCTACTCCGTGTCCGCCGACACCCGCTGAGCAACTCAATGCTGGACAACCTCATCCTACAACAAATTGCCAACTTGCGCAACTACCCAGATATCTTCGACCAACTACATAAAATAGTTTCCTACGGTAGAAAATGCCGACTGGTGTATATGATGCATCCCTAATCACGAACCGCAACCGCAACCGTGCGCTCTCCTCGTATAAGAATAGCCTTGTAACTGCAAATGCCTCGGGCAACCCAGTTGCTCCTCAGCAGAAGGGTGCACCCATTGCGTCTGTAAATACGCAGGCGAATCTGGGGTGCGCGACCTGCTCCGATGTAGCAAACTATGCGAGTTCAACTGCAGGTGCTCTTCCTGCGTACACGCAGATCATTGGCTCTACGCCTTCGTAAATACTTAGCTCGTAACCTCTTCAAAATGTCCATATCGAGATGGATGCATAGCTGTAGCAATCAATTCCTCCTTTACGCGCGCGGTTTTTAACCATGTACGCAAAGTTTTCTTGAGACGATACCGTCTCCAGGCTCGTTTAATAAGTTCAGAGGCTGTAATAAAATTAAGTCCGCACCAATTGTCTGCCTCATCTACGGTTTTTACCCATGTAAAGTCATTGCTCATTAGTTGAAGCTCTACGAATGAAAAGGTGAGTTGATTATTGGTTAGTTGGAGATACGCAAGAGGAGTTTTTCTTTTTGTAACCACAATATTCTTCACTTTATTGTGACCAATTAAAAGCACCTGTAGAGCACTTGGTAAAGTAGGAACCAATTCAATTAGATTATATTGTAAATGAAGTTGTTCCAGAGACTCAGGAAGACTACGAGGAAACTCCTTCAAACGATTATTGGAGAGATTCAGAATTCGTAGGCGTAGACCCCAATCAGTTGGTAAACTCATTGAAGAGAGGTGATTTGTATGGGCCTCGAGTATTTCAAGATGAATTCGTCGAGGAAGTTTAGTAAGAAGTGTAAAATTTACAACAAGTTGTTTAAGATTTGGAGGGAGAGTCTGAATCTGTTGAATATTTGTATGGCGTGCAGAGAGTTTTTCAAGTGTAGGTGGAAGTCCTCCTGGAAGTGTTCGTATGCAGTTATTGTCAAGTATAAGTGTTCGTAGAGAGGTTGGCCAATGAATTCCATCGAGGCGGGAGATATTATTTGAATCGAGCAAAAGCTCTTCAATTGAATCTGGAAGTACAAAGGGGATTCCATCTTCTGCGAGATAATTATTTCCGAGATCAAGGTGTTGTAGATTTGGAGGGAGATATTCTGCAAAAAAAGCGGATATACTATTTCCAGCGAAACTTAAACGGCTTGCTTGACTTCGAGATAAATCCGGTTGTGTTTGGAGATTACAGTTCTTCAATTGAAGAACATTCATACAAAAAAAGAGTGGGTCGTATTTAGACCTAAATAATTTTATTCTTTTCTTTCTTTTTAGAATTTAGTTCGTTTCGGTATTTTTTTATTGGTTATTTACTTCTTGACGACCTTCACAACCTTCTTGGTCGTGACAACCGTCTTCTTGGGTACGGCAATCGGCTCTACCTCATCACCCTCCGCATCGTCCTGCGTCACTGCCGCCAGAACACTAGGGGCCTTAGCCGCAGGTGCAGGCGCGTCAAAGACATCGTCGTCATCCACCTGCTCCTCGGCCACAGGCGCGGGCGTAGGTGCAGAACGGCGAACCGCAGGCTGGCTCTCGCCATCATCTGCAAAGGCGAAACCACGGATGGAGTCAGGCAGCTTGTCTACGCGGAGCTGGATGCCCTTCCATGACAGGCCGAACTTGCTGCCCGCAAACCAGACACTCGTGCACTGGATGAGTGCCGTAATCTGAGCGCCCTTGACGAGGAGCTCCTCAAGGGAGGTCTCATCATAGTTGTACGCCTGCTTGTTCATGTCATAGGCAACGATGTCAAAGACATCCGAGCCCTGCTTCTTGCGCAGGTTGAGCTTGAAGCTCGGCGGGTACGGCTTCGGGTTGCCATTGGCATCCTTGGAGACACGAACCAGCGGCGTGTAGAAGGCCTTGACGACATCCTCGCTGAGCTTTGACTTGAACCAGGCCTGGGAGTTCTCAACACCCTTCTTGACCATGAACTCATCAAGCTTCATGAGGACATCATAGAATGCCCTGACCTTCGCATCCTTGCCATCTTCATAGCCACGGAACGAGAGGTCAACGCTGTACTTCACAGGACCAGCCTTGTCAAATACATTCATACCATAGGGGAGATTCATTGACGCCGTCTGCATGACAAGAGGGCGACCAGAGTAGCTGAGATATGACATCTTAGCACCGCTGTCCATAAGCTTAATCGGAGAGAAAGTGATGTTTGAAGTAGAGAAATCGGTTGACTGAACTACAGTGGAAGACATTTGGAATATATATGGCTCTACAAACATTTACAGGAAAACGCCGAATCAAATTTTTGACCGCGCCCTTTACGATTTTTTTTTTGCCTTTCAATCTTTAATGAAGAAGATTCAGAGCATTACGGTTGACTCCACGGCTGCTGAAACTCACCTCTGTACTCTTGGCAGTAATTATAAGACGGATAAGAGCCCTTATAATGATGCCGGCCACAGACATCCGTATACTGCAGTCTATAGTCTCTTCTTCTCTCGCTTCCGATTTCAGCCTGTACGATTTGTAGAGATTGGAATTGCAGGTGGAAACTCTATGCTTCTGTGGCGCACTTATTTTACTCATCCCCAGACTCTTATCTACGGCTTTGATCGCGATAAGAGCTTTGTTGAGCACCTACTAAGCTTTGGACTTCCTGGAATTCTTGCAGGAGAAATGGATGTCTATGAAGAGGACTCCATTCGCAAGGGGCTTGAGGCTACGGGTGGAAATCTCGATGTACTCCTTGATGACTCTTCACATGGTCTGGTAGATCAGATTCGCATTATTAAGCAGGGTCTTCCTTTTGTGAAGCCTGGCGGTCTGATTGTCATTGAAGATATCTTTCGTGATACTCCCGAAGAGAAGTATGAAGAGGCACTTGCTGATGTACTAGACCAGTTTAGTTTGGCAATGTTTGTTACGACAGAGCACGAGCGCCGCTATTCACCTGGCTGGAACAATGACAAACTTCTCTTTCTTGTAAAAAAGTGATGCTTCTGTAGAAATGAACGCAGGCGAACTCACACGCCTAAGACAAAAGGCAGCGGTCCAATACATTGCCCGCACGAATGTTACGGATTCATCCCTTCTCACCTGGAAGAAGCAGGTGGGACCTACCTATGCCGATTCAGGAACTCCTCCCGTGGTGGCGAACCGTGGAGTGAATGCAGGTACAGGTGTGATGGAGTTTGCCAATGGCAACTCGAGTGATCTTCCTCCTGGAAATGCAGCAAATGATTCTAACGGAACTCTGAACTTTGCGACGGGTAAGGGTATGCATGGAGAGAGTCTTCGTACCATCTTTACTGCTGCGGGATGTGCAGTGTCAACGGATCCAAATCCTGCGACAAATCCCAATGGTATTACACTACCGTGTTTTACCTATGAGACTCGTCAGAGATATCAGATTACAAATTCAAATGGCGTCGTTGTAGATAATAATACATATTTGCCAGATCTAAATAAATGTGGGCCTCCTTCGGGCTATTTCCCTACCCCTCCACAGACATACGGTCCTAGTTCAAATCCGACCTATTACAAAAATATCTATGGTGGCGGCAGTGTCTATCCTCGTACAGGTTTCCAGGACCAACTCAAAGATAGTTTCCCGTCGAATTAATCCATACCTAGACTCTCTAAAACCCACGGATATGCCTCTGCGGCATCATCACTCACTTGTACTAAGCCCATCACTACGTAAAGTGCTCCTAGCCCTCGCAGTGATTTGCTCGTACCACGTGTAACTAGATTATATATCAAATTCAGATTCTTCTTTTTCCACCACTTCATATCCTGGTGACCACGATTCATATCTTCAGGAACATGATGAAAAAGACGACTTGATGCAAGAGACCAGCCAGGACAAATTTCCTCTTTTTCATCTGCACTCAGTCCAAGGCGCCACGCCCAGAGTTGAAAGAGGGCTCGGTAAAAGGCGCGATGATTTCGAAGTGATAAGTCGTGAAACCATGCGGTATTGAGTAGGTATCCCATGGCCTCAATTTTCATGAAGACATCAAGTACACGTTGATTCCAGACTTGTTCTGGAGTGAGTACTTCATCATAGACATAGAGGAGAGGGTACTCCTTTGCTCTGAGCCATTCAACGCGCTTTCGAAACATAGCAAGGGCAGCTTCTGGAAAGGACTCACGAGTATACGGATTTTGCAGTGCTTGACCCTGTGATGTGAGATGTACAAGAGAGCGAATATCAAATGCCCAGCCATTTTTTTGGTGGTCTGCATAGGAGAAGAAGAAGACGGATGGTATGGAGTCAATGGGCTCCATTGAATAGACCTCGGTCGTATTCTGTAACATATCTTTTAGATGTACAAAGAGACCTTGTGTTCGTCTTCTTTTATTGGATATGAGAAGCCTCCACCAACGCTGAATTTTGCTAACGAGTAAGGCATTCGAGCGCGTATATATGATTCTTTGATCATTTCGTCTACGATCAAAAAAACGTATGGGGCGTTTCGAATGGCGTTGGCAAAAGTCACCCTGAGACGCATTAGAAGGGCACTGTGCATCTGGGTGGTTACGGCTCTTGATACTCGCACAGCGACGAAACTGGAGTCTCTCCATATCCTGCTTAGCCGGAAGTTTGGTTTTCCGTAAGAGCAAAAAAAGGCGAAAAGTTCTTGGTGTGGGGATTTATTGACGAAAAATGGGTCAACTTCAAAAAAAAAAGATGATTTTTTGATTCCAAAGGCAAAAGTAAGGAAAAAAAGTAAATGCGAATATAAAAATTTGAGCGAGATGACTCATGAAAAAAATCGTAGTGCGTAAAATGTCTTCCAATTCTTCCACCGGTACTAGTACAATGAACTCCACCCCCGCTGTTGCCAAGGTTGCGACGAAGCGTGTTGCCAAGAAGGAGACGGTTGAGGTCGCGGCGGTGCCGGCCCCTGTTGCCGTTGCGGCCCCTGCGCCGGTTGAGGCCAAGAAGGTTGTTGCCAAGAAGGCGGCGGCCAAGGCGGAGCCCGTTACGGCTGCCCCTGTTGTTGCGGCTGTGCCGGCCGTTGTTGCGGCGGTGCCGGCCGAGGCCGCTGAGGAGCCGGTCCAGACGGTCGGCGATGAGATCCGTGGCATGGTCGGTTCCCTGAACGGCCTCCGCGAGACGATCTCCACGCTGCACGCCCAGCTCAAGAAGCTCGAGAAGCGTGTTGCCCGCGAGATCAAGGATGCCCGCAAGCGCAAGCGCCGCACGACGCCGCAGCTCGATGAGAACGGCGCGGCGAAGCCGGCCCGCCTCAGCATCTTCGAGATCCCCACGAAGCTGAGCGATGACCTCTGCGTCTTCCTCGGCAAGCCGAAGGGCAGCGAGATGAGCCGCTCCAACGTCACGAAGGCGGTCACGACGTACATCAAGGAGAAGGGCCTCAAGAACAAGCACGACATCAAGCCTGATGCCCCGCTCAAGAAGCTGCTGGGCGTTGCGGACACGGAGGGCCTGACCTACTTCAACCTCCAGCGCTACCTCAACAAGCACTACGTCAAGGTGCCGAAGGTTGAGGCCGTTGTTCCGAAGGCGTAAATTGCTCGGTGAGCAAGTAGAATAAAAAATAAAAAGAAAAAAGGATGCAAACTTCTAAAAAAGACGAGAAAATCTTTAAAATCTAAAATGTTAAATATTTTACTCTCTGGTCGATTAGCTCATATGCTAAGAGACTCTTTGGTCGATTAGCTCAGTTGGTAGTAGCGCACGGCTGTTAACCGTGAAGTCGTGGGTTCGACCCCCACATTGACCGTTTTCATTTCTTTTTTTGATTTGTTTTCCAACGCAAAAAAAGAGATGTGGGGTGTAGTTCTTGGAGTTCTTCTTGGAATTGTACTCACTTTACTTTTTATACATCTAGTTCGTACTCGAGTGCAACCGCAGGTTATTATACAAGAGGTTCCTGTTGACCAATATGCCTATTCTCCGTATTATTGGGGCTTAGGGGGAGGCTTAGGGGGGTATGGAGGCTACGGCTCAGGTGGATACAGTGGCGGCATTGCACATCATGGGGGCCATAGTGGAGGCGGGCACGGAGGTGGAGGTCACGGAGGGCACTAAGTCACAAATATGGAATCACCCATTTCTTGAGACGCTTCATTTCAAGAATCTTAAAATTCGCCACACGGTGATTGTAGTGAAGTAAAAAGGCTCCAGGATGCTCTTGAATACTATTAATATAGGCTCCATTCGGATAGAGTTCGCGCGGTAGAGTCTTATACTGAACCTTTTTTGCCTGCAATTGCTTATTTACCCATACTTGATCATCTCGAACCTCGCCCCACTGAGGAGTTGCCGTATCAAAGACTCCTTGATCATGACCATGTGCCCATGCAATCAGTCCAGTACAACAATTCGTACATCCTGTGGCAGTACAGGGTCCAGTCTCCTTCTGGTCACATTGAAAGAGTAGAACCTCAGGTTCCGCGTCGAGCCTCGCAGTCAAGTCCGGTAGAAAATCAGTAAAAAGGGTTATGTCTCCATCCATGTAGACACAACGCTTTACGGCAGCATTCTGTGCAAAGGCCTGTGCAATTTCCAGTTTTATTAAGTTATACCGTTGAAACTGTGGACTTCCCCATCGACTAATTGCAGTCTCCTGCGTTCGCTGCGCCTTTGAATATAAAAGCACTGGTAGACCCTCATTACGGAAAAAAGTATAGCTCTCACGATCCGCAGCGACCACTACTAATTTCCAAGGACACTTCGCTTGTTCAATTGTCCGAATAAGATTCAGTGTCAAGTATTTATAACCATTTGTAGTCATTGTCCAGACCAATGTCTCCTTATAGAGATACGGCTCAGGATTCATTCTCTGCTCTTCAGAGACTTTGTTTAAATCATTAGAGTTCAAGCGCGGGTGCAGTTAATCGGCTTGAAGTTACACGAGATGTACCGTGACTAATAGGTACATGAAGTCCAAGACGCTGATACGCATGTTCACGACCGAGTGTGTATCTCCATGCAAAATCCTCGGGTTTTGAGACTCCGTAATGGGCTCTTAAAATTCTGTGAAGCGCACTCATCCAGCGAATCTGTTTATTCATAAGAGTCATTGCCTTTTTAAGGTCACCCTTTGAAGCCAGAGCAACTAAGACCCATTCCGCCCACGACTCTGTTTCTGCCTCCATATGCGGCAACGAGGACAACCTATCTGAGCATGCAGCATGAAAGAGTTCATGAAGAAGCACTCTTGTGCACTCCTCCTCTCTGTAGATAATGATACGGTCCTGTTTACAAGGAATCGTGTATCCGCCATTTACATGCTCAGGACCCACTGGTTGACCTGGAGCAGGCAAGGTTCTCGGTATAGGTGCAGCAAATAAGCCTACACGCCAGAATAACCCAGTCTGTCTATGCCAAGGCGTTTCTCCATGACCATAGAGTTGAAAAATCCGACCCCAGGTTTTCCAGACATCAGGACACGGTCTAGTCGCTTCATGAAGAATAATCACCTTTGCCTGACCACATGTCTTACACACAAGTTGCACGGTTCCCGCACGATACCCTTCCCAGAGCTGCCGCCGCAGTCTAAGTTTATCATACGGGCTTTCTTCTTCCGCCTCGTGCTTTAGCCACTCCAGGTCGTCCTGTTGCGGCGGCTCCTGTATCCACTGTAGGGGCGGTTCCTTGAGTTGTAATCGTACTGTTTCCACCAGTTCCCGCAGGAGCGGCGGCACTATGAGGCCTTGCATCCTCCTCTGATAAGGCTCCAGAAAGTGCTTCGCGCATACGAATAAATGTACTCTCCCATGCCATCGGAATGCGATAACTGGGAATGGTCTGACCTGCTGCCGAACCCTCCTGTTTTGCCAGAATTCTGAGTGCCTCAAGGCGATGCGGCTCAGATAATGGAAGTCGCAGACAGGAGATCATCAGATGATGGAGACATTCAATCCATCGGATGTTTCGAATAAGACATTCGTAGATAAAGGTGCGGATACCTGCAACTTCATCCAGAGTCGGCTTTGTCGGCCGAGCAAGTCGACGCACTGCCTGGTCAAACAATGTCTGCGGGTCAAAGAGTGCGGAGGGATTGCCCCCCGCAATCTGAATGCGCTCCTTAATTTTCTCATAGGCACGGTCGGGTCCACCCACCGCAATCTCCCTGAAATGGTGCGCAATGCGAATCGGAAGTGGATGCTCTGAGGTACACCATATACTAATATCGGATCCATCCTGCTCTAGAAGACTCTGTAGAATGACGCACGATTCTGTGCTCAGTAGATGGGCGTGATAGAAGACAAGAATACGCTTCTCAGCCTGCTCTCTTCCAGAGAGTACATGAGAACCCTTTCCGAGACGCTCAAGAATCGGTTTCAGAATATGACGGTCCTGTAGACTCATTCGGGAGACATCAAATCCAAAATGAATCATTGATGTTTCAAAAGGAATCTGGTCCTTGGATGCAATTGTGGTCACTTCATCGTCCTCACCTCCATCATCCTCTTTCGGTTTCTCGAGACTCCAGAGTTTTGTAACAATTTTCAGAACCACCCCACGGGCCGCAGCGCGTTTGTAAAGTTCTTGATGGATGGCATATCGCTTTCCTGAACCAGGTGGACCTCGCCAACTTAGATGCATCTCCCTGGGTCTAAACTTGGTAAACCTTTACACCCAGAATGGAGTGGTGCGTGCCGTTACAAAAACTCGAACTCGGAAAAATACATCACGGTGGACTTGTGACACGGGTGAATCGTGAAAAGAAGCCGATGGTGCCACTTTCGTATATTGATGGTCAAGTGACTATGCCTGTGCTGACAATTCTTTTACCGCACCTCTTAATCGATTCCTATAATCCTGCAAACGGTCGTCTTGAGCTCGCTATGACGACGAACTGGATTGCCAGTAAACTCACTGCGGTTCAAACAAGTCTTCTTGAAGTTATTTGCGCCAGCCAAGCGGCTTGGTTTGGAACAAGTAAGTTTACACGCGAAGAGGTCTATCGGCTCTTTCAACCGATGGTAGAGGGAAATAAATTACATTTATATTGTCCATCAACTCTTCAAGAGAAGCGAAAGGGTATGCACGGGATTCGTATCTGGAAGGATGGTGCCTGGACGGAAGATGTACAACCGGGAGTTCTCGCACGCGGTCAAATTATTCGTGTTACGCTGCAAATTCAGGGCATCAGCCTTCAAATGGGAGTAAATGACACTTTCTGGACGGGTCGGGCCCGTCTTCAACATCGCATTTTAGGAATTCTCATTCAGGCTCCTCGGACACCCGAATGTCTTATTCAGTCTTCTGAAGAACTGACGCACTGACTGCAATGAGTGAAATCTCCATGTTGACAAAAAGCATGAAGAGAGCAAAGGGTACAAAGACATCAGGATCCGTACGGATATACATATAACTAAAGATGCCAAGCATGAGAACCAGAGCAAATGTCACTCCAAAGATGATTCCCATATTCTTTTGAATGTCATTCAGGTTGTCCTTGCTGCCGGCGAATTGGCCAACGGCATAGATTACATATCCTAGGCCACTAAGGATAATGGCTAAAAGTATCATTTGAAAGATCTGTGTAGGCGTCATAGTCCTGTTCCTACTGGTGTAGGTGAAAAGGTGGATCTAGAGTTCGCAGCCCCCGTTGAGGCCACAGAGGCCGCCGTTGAGGCCACAGAGGCTGCTTTTGCGGCAATCGATGAAGTGATTGCGAGTGCCGGTGCAATCAGCGAACCAACTGTTGTTTGAGCACTGGAAAGTGTAAAAATGACAAACATTGCAAAGATGAGTGCAAGAATTAAAAGAGGTGTAAAAATATACGACCAAAAGCGGACCATTGAGTACGCCATCCTGTGGAGTATACCGATTTGAATCTGACACTTCAGTAGGATGGTCGGGGTCAGAAAAACCAGGCGACTCAAAAAAACGGGTTCAGAACAATATAGACCGGGACCCTGTCAATGTCGTCCGCGTGTTGGAAAAAAGCGTCCGGTATATGGATGTCTACCTGCGTCTGAATTGCAGAAAATCGCCTCAAAAGTCTTGGGTTCTCAGACAACACTTCGAACTCAAGTTGGAGGCGTAAGCGCGGTGGCCCTTCGGAAACAACTTGAAGAACAGGTTGGTGTAGAGCCGATACATGAATACTCCTTTGTACAGGCACTGCCGATTGATGAGTCTGAGAAGCGCCGTCTTCAAACGGCCTATTTACGCCCTCCTCAGCCTGAGGCGTGGCGCGCGGATCCTGATAAGTGGCTCGACAGTACAAACATTGAGAATGTCATGAAGCAGTACGAAGAAGACAGCGCAGACTTTAAGTTCCTCGGTCCCTATCCGATTGATTTTGCAGCACCCGACCCGTACAATAAGACCAAGACAAAGTGTCTCATAAGTGAGATGTGCAGCCTCGATATGGTCGCATTAAAAGCCGCTGGAAAGTCGAAGGTCGGTATTATCTACAATCTTGACCCGCACAACAAAGGAGGCAGTCACTGGGTCGGCAACTATGTTGATTTGAAGAAGAAGGTCTGTTACTATTTTGACTCATACGGCATGGAAGTTCCTGACCAAATTGAAAAATTTATGCAGTGGCTGACATTACAGGACCCTGCAATGAAACTTGCTTACAATGCTCGTCGTTTCCAGTTGAAGGATTCTGAATGTGGTATGTACAGCATGTATTTTATTATTCGGATGCTGATGGGAGAGGAATTCCGTCCTTTCTGTCGTCGAGCACCTCGTGATGGTGAAATGCTTGCTCTGAGATCATGGCTGTTTAGCACCTGAGTTTAAGATAGCCGACGATAAATCGTAGAGTGATGTAGATGTCAGTGCCTACAAAGGAACAGTTTTTCAGCGAACGCAATGAGCAAATGTTGGATAGATTACTGTACGACCACGTTCAACGACGCAGTGGTGTGAATCTTGATGACCGCCAGAAACAGAGACTTGTAAAGACTGTAAAGCACTATATGGGCGAAGTGTATCGTGTAAATGCGACTCAGAACATACAGTATCTGAACAAGGAGACACTGGCCGCTGTACTTCCCGACTACACGGCCTATCTCGATAGAGGCCGTGAAGTGGAGATGAGTGAGAAGACAGAGGTTGAGATTGTCACCAGTTCAGACCCTCTCCGCCAGGATGTTGGAACACGCTTTGCTCTGATGCAGGATTCACGCAATACTGCAAAGGCGACTCCTCCTGCTCCGCCCGACTTTCGCATTCCGCTTGAAGAGGATAATAGCTCTTCTGCTGCAAGCTTATTTGAGCAGGCCAAGAAGCAGCGTGAGGCGGAGGCTGCACGCACCGCACTGGCTGTTCAGGAGCAGATTCGCCCTCGTGAAGCCGGTGTAATGGCCAAACCGAGAGTGCTCGAGAATGAGATTACAGCAATGACAGTACCTCCGGATATGCGCGCCCTCTTTGGTATGCAGTCACAGGGTCGCTCACCCTATAGCCCTGACCAGAGTTCTCTTGCACAGGCGAATCCGACCATTACAGTTCCGACGGTGCGAGCAGACAGGCCTGTACTTCCCCAGGACTTCCTTCAAAAGGAGGAGGACACACTCAACTACAAGGAGAATGAGTACAATCTCTTCTGCTACAGTGCCGACCGTGACTGGACAGTGAATACAGGCGAGAGCCGCTACAACTTCAGTGTCCTCTTCAATCCTGGAAATGTGACAACAAACAACGGTGTGCGTGCAAATACATCGACACAAGTGAAGTTCCGCAATATTGTACGCATTGAACTCGTGAAGGCGCTTGTACCTGTAGAGGGTATTGATGTACTGATTGACAAGGGCTATACGGGTTCAACTGCTTTCAACCAAACCATTGTAAATACAAATGTTCTCTCCTTCCCGTATCTGATGGTGCGTGTTCCTGAACTCGATACAAACAGCGTCGGTACAAATCAGAATATTGACAGTGCCTTCGGCCTCATCCAGTATGATGCAAACTGGATTACAGACAATACGAATGTAGTTCAGCGTGGTGGATTCCTCGGCATGATTCCCAAGTTCATGAAGTGCCAGAAGACCTATTATCCTACACCCCTCGCTACACTTCAGAAGCTCTCCATTCAACTCCAGCGCCCTGATGGTTCGCTTGTGAGCCCGCTGCTCGATACGCTGGATATTTCAGGCTTTGTTCTCTCAAATAGCATTGCGACTACAACGGCTCCCACAGTCTATCCAATTCCGAATACGGGAACTATCTATGCAAAGAATTCAGCAGGTGGTGGACTCAGTCAGTTTATCTGGATTCAGACAAGCAGTTGGTTTAATACATTTATGTTCAACCAAGGAGATCGTATTCAACTGAAAAATCTAGCCTTCACATCTACATTTACTGGAAATGCAACGGCCGCACAGGATTTCATAAGTTATCTCACTCGAACGGATGGGCTTCTTGTAGTGAATATTGGATATTACAATGGGTCAGCCTATATCACAGGTACAAACTCAGTAGGCTATGCCAATTATATCATCGTAGATGCTCGCTATAATGACCCTACAAAGGGATATACGAGTGTGTCACCCTTTGGTGGCATTGCCAGTGACACCTTTGCTGGTACACTTGTTACGGGGAGCCCAGCAATTCCTGCGAATAACATCATCCAGTCAGGTCGTCTAATTAATCTGAGCCACCAGACACAACTGGTTTTCCGTGTAATCACACGCGATATGGATGCGGCGAGTCGTCTACGTCCCGATAATCTCAACTAATCAGTAGAGATGGACCCGGGTCTACTTGTACTAGGTGCCTGTGCTGTAGGCGCAACAGCGCTTTTGCGCGTCTTAAAAAAACGGCAAGAGGGATTTGATGTCCCGCAAGTGGGAGACTATCCTGTAACAGCCGCCCAGGGGCAACAGATGTATAATCCTCTGTCACTGGCTGCGGACCCTCGAGTCACTGTACCTGCAATCGCAACTATGCCGGCGGATCAACAAACGGCATATGTAGGTGCAGTGAATGCCGCACTTACACCCACTGCAACAGATGCATCTGTTCCTGGAAGAATTACTGTGGTGCCTGGAACCAATACGACACCTGTCTATGTGCCTGATAGCAGTTCAATTATTGTGAAGGCGGCCTTTTGCGAGAATATGGCAATGAGTGATAATCCGTTTGCGGATGTGCAGTTCAAAGAGCACTGCGGTGTCTGTCTATCCTCAGGCACCACAAATGATGGAAGGGCCTTTACGGGCCCTAAGGGACTCTATATTGACCCTGCCGCCAAAGCTGCCGCAATTGCGGTCATCGCGGACTCACCTGTTCCGTATACAAATACGAAGCCGACCCTCGGTACATGCGCTGGGGCCACTGCGGGTGTCGGTTCAACCTATTCATTTGCGCTCACAACAAATGAACTGCAGGATTTTATGAATCGTGTTACATGTCAACACAATAAGAATCTGGATGGAACCTGTGCCGTCTGTCTGGAGGATGGCTCGTACACATATGTCGGTGATACGAAATCAACTCCCTTGAAAACGGTGACATTCTGGGTGGCTGGTACTGGAACTCTCAATGTAACTCTTGCAGGAAAGGTGATAAAATTCGCCGATTCAAAGACCACGCTTGTACTCTCCTCAACTCCTGTCTCTTTTAAGGCAAGGCTCTCTGAAGATTCCTTCCTAAATTTTGTAGTCCAGGCGCCTGATGAGGAGACCTCCGCGGAACTCTATGGTGCTCTGGAGGCGCCCTTAACCGGCGGCGGTGTCTTTCAATTGCCGCTCGATAAAATCCTATTGACGGACGATATGCTCTCGGGTAAACCGCGGCGCGGTACAGACTATCCTACACTGACTACGCCGAGCGGCACGGTCAATTGTATTAATCTGATGTCTGGATACTCAAAGTCCTCCATGAGTCTGTCAGGAAGCCTCCCCTTCTTTTTCGCAGAAAAGTTCCCGTTCAGTAGCATTGACTGCACAAAGAGTGTTTTACAGACAAAGTCCTCCTCTGCAAGTATCTATGGAGGTGACCCGTGCTACAAGCCTTCTGGACAGGGCCCTGGTACATGGTCAACGGCCTGTCTTCAGAATCGTATTATTAATAGCGGTTGTACAACTGGAGGAACTCTCTATAAGGACTCCTCAAGTCTACAGGACCTCGAGATGAATGCAATCATCAAGCAACTTGATACACTCAATCAGAATCAGTATTCTGATGCAGATTCATCTATGAAGTGTAATGGTACCAATATCAGCACACCGTGCGACCCCTACTTGAATTTTAATGTAAACTACACGCCCAATATCTCAGCGCAGTGTATCAACTATCTCTATTACAATCAAGGCGCGGAAAATCAGAACATCGGACCGACCTATACTGGACCCATTGGCACTTATTACAGTCTTGATGCAAAAGGAAAGAAGATCTACTGTCTACCTGGAGCAGGATATGACCCTGCGAAGAATCCGAACATTGTAAAGCAACTTCAGCGTGAATCTCGTAGTGGGGCAGGCACAGGTCGTATTGGTATTCCATATGTCCAAAACTTTTTCAACCAGGCCTTTCAGCGTGCCACGAACACTGGACTCAATGCGAATCTCCCGGATGCGCAAGGTGGTCGTGCTGACAGTGTAGGACGCTGCTTTGCGAGCCTTGCTGCCATTCCTGTTAGTATATCGCCTGCATCAAGTATGCCGAATGCACGCTATGTGCGCCTGAGTAATGCATACCAGTGCCTACAAATCTCTCAAATTGCCTGTTACGATAACCAGGGGGTCAATCAGGCCTTTGGAAAGCCGACGAGCTACTCGAGTACATACAGATACGGAAGTCAGGCCAACTATGCTGTTGATGGAACCATGGCGAGCCGCTCCTTTCCGCAGATTTTCCACTCAGGCTGTCAAGCAAATGACTGGTTTATGGTCGATATGAGTGCAGTCTATCCGATTAAGAAGATTGTCTACTACAACCGTGCTGACTGTTGTCAAAATCGCGCAACGGGCATCTTAGTTGAACTTCTAGATGCAAACAAACAGACTGTATGGAGTGGAACCTTAGCAGGCAATCAACCGAGTGAATCCATCCTCACAATCGCAAAACCCTTCAATATCTAAAATCTATTTATTGCGACCACGTTCGTGGCATAAATAAAGAGATAGTGTAGAAGGGGATGTTTGCCCGGTTGTCCCAATACAGTGGTCGAAATGAGGGATTTGATGGTGCAGTGGCAACACAGACACCACAGCAGATGCTCAATACAAATAGTGCAAACTATGCCTCCGTCATTCCGAATATGGTGATTGCCACGACTCAGAACAACTATTCATTTCCAAATACGGGGTATCAGAATCAGCAGAATCAGGCAAGTAATGCAGAGTTACAGGGGGCACTTGCAAATATTGGAAGTGTTGAAAATATAGGCATTAGTGGCCGTAATGCACCTATTCCGTATCTTGGAGGTGTGCTAACAGGTGTCTCTGATCCCGTTGGTGCCAATCTCGCCCAGTGCCGCACATTTCAGGGACTTGTTGGTCTCTCCAATCTACAGGCTGCGCAACCTGCAATGCCTGTAGGAAATGCCTGCGGATGGAGATATCAGGCGGGCACCGGTCCTATTCCGCAGGTTGCACAAGCCGCCTATGGAAATTCATCTGGACCCCTTGATACGGCAAATCCTCCCACGGATTCCACTGGAAATGGTGTGAATTATATTTGGGACCTCAAGGCGGCCGAGAAGCAGATGGTGACCGATATCTGTAAATCGGCCCAGAGTTGCCAGGATATGTCTCAGATTCCTGTCAGTGCAGTAGGCGATTTCAAGAATGTCTGCGGATACTGTAAAACGAGTGATAAAATTATTCCGATTTCAATGGTTGGAGGTAAACCGCAAGCGCGCTACACAGATGTCGACAAACAGTGTGCGACTGCAGATATTATCACAGTGGCAAATGCTGCCTCCTGTCCTGCCCCGCCGCCTGGCCAGCCGCAGCCCTCCTACTGGAAGTGCTTCAATAGTCCACTCGACCGCGATTGCGTAACGATGACTGCGCAGTGGGCTGGATGTGCGGGTGGAACAATTGCAAATGCACTCAGTGCGGGTACAAATCCTGGAGATTTTGCCGATCAACTTCGCCAGAAGAAGTCTTTCCAGACCTATCAGAGTCTGGCAAATCCGGCCATAAGCGAAGATGTGATTCGTCAAGGCAACGGTACACTCTTCTCGGCTTTCATGAATTTCTACACTGTCAACCAGAAACAGTACGACCTGAATGAAAAGGTCTCAGTCGCTGCACAGGATTTATGCCGTCAGCCTGGACTTTTTGATAGTTATAACTTCTGCGCGGACCTCACGGATAGTAGTAGAGATATTGGTCTGAAGTGTATGCAGGAAGAGTTTCTACGACAGGGTGGTACTACACAAGGTAGTTCGTATCCCACTTCAGTGAGTGCGCTGAAAGGAATGAATTGGGGTGCCTATAAGGCGAGTGTTGCCAGTCTCGTGGCGAACTCACGGGCCACGGATCCAACCACTCAGCGCACTACACTCAATCAACTCACTGGACTGGGTCTTCAGAAGGTTCCCACAGGCCTCAGTCTTGGTGATGCGAACCAGGGATGCGAAGTGTTCTGGTTTGACCGTCGGCAGGGCGGCGTCTTAATGGGTCGCCGCGCAGTTCTCTCTGCAACTGGAAGCAATATCCCCTATATTAATGTAGGGGGTGGTGAAGTGGATGGAACAGGTCTATCGGATATGGTTGAGTTTGTGAGTTTCTGTGATCTGCGTCCTGGAGTGGCTCGCAATCTGATGTTCGGCGTTGTCACAGACGACGGCTTTCAAATGGCCATTAACCAGGATGTCTTCAATATCAAGAATAATTCAATGGCATTTGGCGCCTATTATGACCAGGGGCCGACCTGGCATCAGTCAGGCTGTATGCCGATTACGGCAGATTCGCAGGGTGTTCCAAATATTGTCACCTTTACATGGTTTGAAACAGGCGGTGGTGCGACCTTTACTCCGTATTTCTACGATTGTGCGGGTGGCCAGGGCTGGCGTAATCCGGCGATAAATGGCAATGTCGACTCTGATTGGCAGTCGATGTGCTATTTCACCCAGGAGGTTGCTGCGCCTGCCCTCTCTTTCCAAGTCTACACACGCAACGGTGTCTCCCAGTTCTGTGAGAAGCGTCTCTGGAGTAGAAAACTCACTGTAGAGCCTGCGAGACATGCAGAATATGCGGCTATTCGCGATACTTCGATGCCTTCTGATTTAATGGCGATGGCCATTTCAAATGAATTCTGGAAAACGGCACAGGGCATTGCCTTCTCAGCCTTCCAGGCGGTCACTGTCTGTTTCAACATCACTGCACAGAATGTCGCGGGCAATGGACTCAATTGGATGTTCGTTTGGGGGCAGACCTATGGATATGTCATCTGCTGTGACAATGGTCCCAATAATACATTTAATATATCTCTGAAGACATATGGTGGAAAGGGGCAACAGAATAATTCTCAAGTCTACAATGTCCCCCAGGGAACATGGTGTATTGCGACAATTAACCAGACACCTGCGATGTTTGGAAAGAGTATCACGGGTGTTCAGTTCTTTGTTCAGACATGTGCAAATCTGGCTGCGGGTAAAATACTCCCTTCGAACGGCCTTGCGACCTTCAGCCCTGGTGGAACACTGATGAATGAGTACAAGAGCGATAAGAGTGCCTATGGCTCCATGTATCTTGGTGGAACCAATGGACAACCTACGCAAATGACAATGCAGGTGGCATGGATTCACTGCTTTGACAACCAGCTCAGTACGACGGACCCTGTCTTCTGGAAGAAGGAGGTTCAGGGCACCTGGCAGGGACGCTGGTTTGAATAGTGCGTCGTAACACTTAAAATAGACTCCGTCTGACATATAGTCAGGTGGATGGAACAGATTGATAAAATCTATGTTCTTGTACACCAAGTGTATGAAAAACAGAGATATGACCGCCTGGTCGCACATTTTGCGGCCGTTGGAATACCTGCCGAGAAACTCTTTTTTGGTTCCGCCTGCTGGGGTTCTGAACTGAAATCATCCGATGTATTTGCCACCTGGGATCCTTTTATTCGTGCGGGGGTTCCGAATCTCTCTTGGAAATCCAGATTTCTCAGTAAGGGTGAAGTGTCACTTGTTTTGAATTTCTATGCGGCCGTGCGAGATGTCGTGGAACATGGATACAAAAATGTACTGATTTTTGAATCTGATGTGTATCTGCGAGATGATTTTATTCCGCGATTTGCAGATTTAATGGCCGACTTGAAGAACAAACCTTGGGACTATGTGAGCCTTGGAGAGGGTGTGAATACGCGCCCCGAAGGCTGTCCGCAGAGTTACTGGTCTCCTACGAAAGCGTATGGTGCGCCTCACCAGTTTGTTTTTCGTTGTACGGATTCTATGCTATTTAGCGGAGAGTTTCTCGGTAAAATTGCAAAGACACTTATTCCATTCCGCGAATGTCTGGATTGGGAACTGAATTATCAACTTGCTGCGCATCGTGGAGTTGCACTCTGGGCAGATCCTCCACTGGCCGAACAAGGAACGGTTCGCTATCGTGATATGTCGCTTCTGCCCGCTTAGGAGCCAATCTTGAGACCTTTCTTGATGCGAATCGGCTTGCCAGGTTGTCCTTCACTATTTTTACCTGCGGTGCCGACCTTCTTGTCATCTCTGTAGAGGTCAAATCCGGCTGTCGCATCATCTCGAATGACTGGTCTCGCCTCAAATTCACCATAGCCTTCCACTGTAAAGAGTTTGGATGCGACGGCCTTTGATGCCTCTGCGGCAGGCGCAGCAGCAGGCTCGGCTGCCCTGAATTGTAGGGCCTTTGCGCCCTCAATGAGGTCCTGCTCTAGAACAGGGTGATAGAGATAATCTCCAATTTTGCCGTTGGGAATGGCCAAGCATGAAGTGACATCATCGTTTTCAGTCTCGTTGAGTTGGCAGTCAATCGCCGCCGTCTTCATGAGTGCCTCCATTCCGCCAATAAGCTTGCGCTTTTTGAAACTCACCATGTAGAGTTGTTCGTCACTTGTCGTGATATAATTTTCCAGTCCATCTGTTCTCTCACGGCCGAAGGCTTCTGCCGCCTCCTCGGTTGAGATAGCATCCTTCATACGAATCGTCTCGTCGATTTTTTCTTTATCCACCTCCTTACCCATCTGTTGTTTTTTGGAAAAACATGACAAATAGGTATAAATCTCTACACTGCGATCTGCAACATCAGGGAAATCAATGTGAGAGCAGATACGAATGGCACGACCCTTCACCTGCGCGATACGAACATCATTCCAGTACGGCTCCATTAAGTGAACACGACGCACATTGCGGAGTGAAATACCTTCCGCACCTGCGGATGTAATACAGAATGTATTGCAGAGTGCACCCTTCAGTAGTAGAGTTTTTATCTCAGCGTCATCGGATGTCCACCCAAAGTCATTTAAGGGGCCCTGAAGACCTGGTGGTAAATCACTGAAACGGCAGTTGAAGAGTGCCAAGTTCATTCTGCGTACATCATCGGCTTCACCACCCGTGAACTTAATATAGCGTTTTACATCACCTTTAGGGCCGAGTTTGAGACTCTTGAGTGTCGCTTCATTAAATTGCGCCGCCTTTGTATCAGGATTGTAGGAGATTTCAATGGGTACATATCCATTAATATCCATACAGATGGAGAAGATACCAATGCCCTCCATGGAGAGGAATTGACTATACACTAAGTTTGAACCAGGTGATTCCTCCATGCGCTGAAGCATGCGGGCAAACTTTGCACTGTACTTTTCGAGTTCGCCATTCAGTGATAGTTTTCCATAGCGCTTGCCCGATTTGCTTGTCTGTTCATCCTTTCCAAAATAACGGAGACATGCTCGTACACGCTCACAGTCCTTCTGATAGTCACCTGTATTACCTAGGCGGCACTTGTGGATATTGATAATTCTGTTCTGTTCAGGTGTCGGCTTGAACGGCTTGCCCTCCGCTTCAGCCTGCTTTTTCAGGGCTTGAATCGCCTCATACTTTGTCTTCATTTCTCCATCAACCACCATTTTTGTGACAGGCGCAGCAACCGCCGCGGCAGGCTCCTCATCCTCCTTCTCGCCCTCCACATCTTTTCTAAACTCAGCATCCTCATCGCCTGCTTCTCCTTCATCCCCCGCATCACGCTCATCTCCTACTGTAAGTTGTTCACCCACTACACTTACTGCGAGTTCATCGCCATCTCCAATGTCCTTATCCACTGCATCAACACCCTCCACAGATAATTCAATCTTACCGAGTTTCTTAGGACGAGGCCGCACAATCTCTTCAAGGAAAGCGAAATTACAGGTCTGACGACTCACCATTTTGTAGGTTGTCGACTTATCAAGTTTTTCAGCCTCACCGAGCCAAGGAGCCATTTTACCCTTTGCCTGCTTTTTCTGTTTGAGTTCCTTCTTCACTTCAGTGCCACGCACTTCCATGTAGGCGGATGCCTGAAAATCACTCATCTCTACAAATTCAAGAACATCGGATGTAATCTTAGGCATGAGTTCAACCTTGGAACCCTTGTAATATGAGATGAGTCCAGTGAGACGCTTACCGAGTACAATATCAGGACCACCTTCTTTAAGAAGACCTGCATCATTTACGAAGGCCTCCCTGAAATCATCACTGAAAATGGGGAGGAGTGGAAGGGCGGCCAATGTAAATTCGAGCTTGCGACCCTTCTTTGTAAGTGCTTCCTTAAAACTGGCGACAATTTCCGCGAACGGCTTCACGGTCTCCTCGCGTACAATTCCAATAAACTCCTTACCAGAAAACTTCTTCTTGGTTCCCTCAGGAAGTCCTGTAAAGAGAACTGTCATATTTCCACTGCCCTCTGTGAAGCGAATATCATCAATATACGGATTTTCATCTGCAAGTTGTTTAATCATCTTCTTATCCGCTGGCATATCCTGAGATCTGAAGTTGGTGGATGCACTATTGATATACTTATGGAGGCAATTTGCAAGGATACCGAGTTCCTGAGGGAAATTGATGAGTGGAGTACCACTGAGTCCAATGATACGGCTATTTGTTGCATCCGTTAGGAGTCGATAAAAGAGATATCCGCGCGAATACTTCTTCTTCTCACCTTCAATATTGAGTAGCTTCCAGCGATCTGTTGTAATCGGCTCAGGTGTACGAGAAGCGGCCCAGGCTCCAACACCCTTCTGGAGAAAATACTCGAGGTTGCCCTGCATCAGACGAATCAAGTTGTGGATTTCGTCGATAATAATTGTCTTGTTATCGAAGACTTTGCCTGTTGCAAGTTCAATCAGGCGCTTTGTAGTGATACCGTTATAGGAGATAAACTGTACATTATTATTGATTGCGTCTAATATCTGTCTACGCACATCGGCCTGATCTGAAGGTTTGAGTGATTTGAAATTGGACGGCTTTGAAAAATCAGGAATCCAGAGTTTGGCTGGTTTCTTACCATCTAGATATTTACCAGAGAGGCCGAGTACATTAAGTGCGAAGAGTTTTGTCTCAGATGTCCATTCAAGGTCAATCCAGTGATTCTCGATGCGATAGTGACGGAATCCGCAGAAGGTCAATTCACGAATAAAGTTCTTCTGTAGAGATTTAGGGGTCATCACAATAATTTTCTTGTTGTTTTTTGCAAAGAGCGCCTCAGATGCAGCAATGGCGGAGCAGGTTTTACCTGAGCCGAGACCATGATAGACTAGAATTCCACGGTAGGGGGAGTCACTATTCATATATTCGCGGATAAATTTCTGGTATTGATAGACTTCAACCTCCTGTTGACCTGATGCGCCCTTCTTCAGACAGGCATCAAAATCCGGTTCCTTGAGTGGAGGGAGTTTGAGTGACTTGAAGGTGGTTTCAATGAACTTTGAGAAGGCGCGGCGAGTCGTTGGCATATAGGCGGGCGTATCAATCTCATACTTGTCATCGGTGCGTTCACCGCGAATTGACTCTTCAAGAGCCACAAGGCGGTCATCTGTGTAGCCTGTGGCAGATTCCTCGCCGTTGTTAGAATCTTCGCCATTGGCAGATTCCTCACCGTTGGTAGATTCCTCGCCGTTGGTAGATTCCTCACTGGCCTCAGGGATAATAGGCTTTCCATCTAGACCCTTTCGTACAACCTCTTTTACGGAAACTTCAAGTAATGTAGTTTTTCCGAAAATATACGCATTTTCATCACTTGTATACCAGTCCTTTGCAAGATAATAGGTATCTTCTTCGTCACCATCCCAGTTGACTTGAAAATTAATATCAGTATACTTATCATTTTTTAATGTAATTGAGTCATCCTTTGTATCTTCAATAATATTTTCTTTAGAAACAATTTGCAGAGACTTACAGATACGCGTGGCATCCGCGAGGATAGCTTGAATAATTATATAAGTCGGTTCACTCTCGTAGTTATCGCCAACTAGCCATACCTCATCTCCTGCCTTATAATGGCATACAGCAGTAGCTTTTTCTCGTACAACATATTTTTTGAGGACTGGTGAGAGTTCTTCAAATGAAAAAAGATACTTACCATTGATTCGAACGGCTTCAAAATGTGCTACACCACCATCAACTGAATTATAGAGAATACTCCACGGATGACCATTATCTTGCCACTCTCCCTCCTCATTAAGAAGTTCAGTAGGAAAGACTTGATATTGAATACGACGAGTCGGCTTCTGTCTATTATCATAATTTAGTACAAAAATATTTACATTGTAGAGATCAGCAATAATTGAGATTTCATCAATTGTCAACCATTTAGCAGTTCCCGTTTTTAGTGAAATACGAGTTAGAATTTTATCTTGATTCTCATCCGTTAGACTTGTATAATAGTCACTCTCTTGAGCCCTGTCAGCAAAAATCGTATAACGGAAATACTCGACAAATGCTTCTTTGTCTTTGCGTGCGAGTTTTCTGTATGTGGGACTTGTCGAATCAAGGACTGCATGAAGGAGGCAATGACCATCACCCACTGCATCGACAATTGTCCATTTACGAAGTTCATCGCCAAACCGCGCAATTGTCTCACCCTTTGGATCTGTCACTTGTAGTTTATCTTCACCAAGGGGTTTCTTATTTTCTTGTACCCAGTCCTGTACAGTCTGTTCAAGTGTAATACTTTCAATTGCGGATGTTTCGTCTTCAAATCCCTTTACTTCTGTAACTAGGGCGGACTGTGGCTTTGGTAGAGGGGCGACGGGTTTAGGGGCGGGAGCAGCAGGAGCAACCTCTGGCTTAACCTCTGGCTTAACCTCTGGCGTAACCTCTTGAGCCACAGTCGCCGCCTGTGCGGCAGTCGTAGTAGGTGCAAGTTGCACTTCCTCTGTGACCGCCTTTTGAGCTTTCCCATCAAGTTTCACTGCGCCTAGTTTTTTCAGATCGGGCTTCGGCGGCATCTATTCCCCTCCTATATTTTATTACTCAGTATGTGCACTCAATACTTCAAGCGCAAGACGACTCGCTTCTTGTTCAGCAACCTTCTTATTCCTCGCAGTACTCTTTGCAATCACATTTCCACTCAAATCAAGAACACCCATTGTAAAAATCCGATCATGAGGCGGTCCCTCAACATTCACCTCCTTATACCTCGGAGGCTGATGATACTTGCTCTGGAACCATCGGAGAAGTTGGTCCTTAAAGTTCGTATCCTCCGCAATCAGACTTGCAAAGTCTATGTGACTTTCCAAGAGTGAAATAATAAAGGCCTGAACGGTTGTAAACCCCTTGCCACCGCCACCCTCATGTAGATAGAGGGCACCAATCCACGCCTCCAGCATCGACCCTAGAATTCGCAGATTTCTACGGCCGTCGCAGACATCCTCCACATGACGGCTGATAATGAGCCAAGGAGCAAATCCGATTTTTAGAGCCAGTTGTCCCAACATCTTATTATTTACAATTCGTGTTCGGAGCCTTGTAAAAAAGCCCTCCCCCTCTCCACCATACCGCTCACGGAGATAGAGTGCAACAATACATCCAAGAAGACTGTCGCCAATAAACTCAATTTCCTCATTGTCTGCTTCTTGAAGAGGCAGGCAGTTAGAAGGTCGGTCAGCCATAATCATTGGTTCTCCGGACTCCGACTGCTCTGCCCATAAATCAGGTCTATCTACATACGATTTGTGTACACATGCATTTTGAAAGGGGGTGATATCTTGAACACGGAACGACTGAAGCCCGAGATCGTGAAAAATTTTCCGAACATTCTCTGACTTCATTTTCTTGTTGCGTGGATTCCAGGGATTGAAGAGCTTTGATGCTTCTGCTGTCATTTCTACTTATAGATAGTGTTCGTTTTTTAGGTTGTTCGTCAGCTAGTTATTTGGTGTAAATATGTGTTAAGTATCTAGGGAATGAGTGGAAGCTCAAACAAAAACAAAAAAAAGCCCGTAGCGGGTTCCTTTATACCCTATGAAACGGGATATGTAAATATCGCAGGTGAGACCTTTTTTCTGAGCATGGGTCCTTCCAGCGATGAATCTTTTGCACTCACGGATGATAGTCTCAAAACAGATACCGCATTTGACCTTCTCTTTTTGGGCGGGACTTCAAACACATTTACTGACGCAGAAAAGGCGACTCTACAACGAGTGATTCGTGCTATTTTTGGAGCGGGCAAATCAATGACGAAGAAGGGGCTCCGCTTACCGTGTAATAAAGAGGAGGGTGAACTTCTTATTCGCTCCTTGCTCTATCGTCGCAGCTTATTAATGGATGAAATTGCGAGTTATGATGAACTGTTAGCGGAAGATGTTCATGCACGCTATTTACGAGACCACCTTGACCAGCTCAATAAATTAATTGATGAGGATGTACCGCAGACAATTGCACCGTGTAAAGATACTGCACTTGTAGACCCGAATAAACCTGCTAAAGTGGTCGGCCTTGATGATGATCGTATGTTGAAACTTCTGGAGATTTTTGCGTATCTACTTGCTCAGGGGTATGACCCTGTGGAAGTACTCGGAAAAAAACTGCCTATACCTGCGGATATTCTAACGCGCATGGCACAGAAAAATGCACCTCTTTTACGCGATTATGAAGGTGAGTTTGAGCGTGAACACGGCTCTGGAAAGAGGCCACCTTATACACGGACACTTATCAAAATTAAGAAGGTGCTTGAAGATGATGCAAGTCTCTTAGCGGCCATTGCTCCTGAGGAAGCTCTTAATGCACTGAGTGCTATTGAAGATCAATTGAAGATTAATAAAGAGCATAAGGGTACAATTGAGGAGCGCCGTGTTAGAATAATTGAAGAAATTGATAAACTTCAAAAGGCTCTTGCAAGGGCTCTTACTGAAGTACAGCGTCTACAGGCCGAGAATGATAGATTAAGACAGCAAGTTAAAGATTTAACAGAAGAACTTGCGAGAGCAAATGACAGAATTAGACTGTTGATGGAAGAGAATGATCGATTACAACAAGAACTGGCCGTAATAACTGCGCAGCGTGATACGCTAATAAGAGAGGTTGCATATTGGATGAGTGTTCGTCGTCAGTATGAAGAATTGCTCCGCGATGGTATACCTGCTCCTTTGGATCAGCGCGCTCTACTTGCCGATGCAATACGAGAAATTGCCTATTTGACGAGTATCCGCAATGAATATGACATGTATGTTCAGCAATTACTGGATCAAATAGATATATTGGTGCGGGAAATTGCATATTGGAAGCGTGTTTTTGATCAATATTATGAAATAATTGGTACTATGTTTTATTTAATAGATGAAATTATACCAAAGATTGAATACCTGGAAGCGTATGAAATAACTGACCTTTTTTTACTTCGTAGATATGAACAACTTGTGAATCGGTATGGAGATGAATTAGACCATTTTATTGATGAAAATGAACGCTTACGAAGAGTGGTTGCGGAGTTAACTGAATATAAAGAGTATATACAGGGAGATCTTCTTCCAGTTATTTGGCGTGGACTTCGTGCTTTTATTGAACGGATGGGTGACGACAGATTCATTCTACCAAGTGCCTATCCAGGATTAGATAGTAGTAGTGTTGACACTCTTCGCATTAGTAATAATACTCTTCAAAGATTTTTGGAGGGTATTCAAATACGACCTGTTCCACCGCCTCCACCGCCTCCACCTGCCGCGGCAAATAGAAATGGATCTATGCTCTGTATGTTAAATACCTTGTATTTTATTCTGATTTCACAAATGGATGAAGCGGTTGAACCTATTTTACTTCAAATATATAACCAACTACAGCCGGATCATGTTGATTTGGTTGTAAAAGTTTTTTACAGACTTGTTTTAGCAATTCGTAGAAATTTGCGTAATTTCCCAAATCCGATTAATGGGTCATTTGAAGCTATTGGCAATATTTTAGAAAGAGTAAATGGGAGACTTGCAGAGCTTTTTCCTGCACATCAAGAAAGAATTATTTCTGTATTGGAGACTTTTATCGGCGATGATACTTTTTTCAAAAAGAACTATTCTACTGGACTGCAAGTTATATCTGAGGAAAAAGATGGCATTAATTTATCGATTTATACTTTGTTTTTGGCTATTTTAGCAGGAACCCTACATGCAAATGAAGGTGTCTTAAGAGAATTTGGATGTCTAGTTGAAGGTGATCTGGGCGAAGTTGTTCCACCGCCAGTCATTCCAAGATATACACTCACTTTGCGAATAAATCAGGATGGTGAAGGTATAGGTACTCTTACAGGCGACGGTCCTGTAAATAATGGAGAAAGTAAAGAAATCTCATGGACTGCAAATGGCAATGGGTATACCTTTGACCATTGGGAACCGCGTGATTCTGTAGAAGATTCTGGAAATGCTACAACAAGGATAATACCTATTAGAGAAGATACTACAATTACTGCGCATTTAACTGAAGTACAACCACCACCACCAGTCATTCCAAGATATACACTCACTTTGCGAATAAATCAGGATGGTGAAGATAGAGGTACTCTTACAGGCGACGGTCCTGTAAATAATGGAGAAAGTAAAGAAATCTCATGGACTGCAAATGGCAATGGGTATACCTTTGACCATTGGGAACCGCGTGATTCTGTAGTAGATTCTAGGGCTGCTGAAACAAACACACGAGCTATTAGAGAAGATACAACAATTACTGCGCATTTAAATGAAGTACAACCACCACCACCAGTCATTCCAAGATATACACTCACTTTGCGAATAAATCAGGATGGTGAAGGTAGAGGTACTCTTACAGGCGACGGTTCTGTAAATAATGGAGAAAGTAAAGAAATCTCATGGACTGCAAATGGCAATGGGTATACCTTTGACCATTGGGAACCGCGTGATTCTGTAGAAGATTCTG